TTCTTTATGTCTATCATAACTATTACTATATTAAAAAGGTAAATATGGACGTTCAAGAAAACTAAGTAAAACAGCATGTTCTTTATATGCGAAAGAATCAGTTCTTCCCATTCTCTCAAAGCGTTGCATTTGCCTTTTACAATGCTCTATAAGTTCTTTCTTAAAAGATTCGTCCATATCTAGCCCTCCACGTCTTTAGTTGTACCTACCAATGATTCATTGCCGATGTAAGGAATACAGAATTTCCAAGTACAACATGTAGTTACATATCTTCCATCATCTTCTTTAATATGACTAAAGAAACTTGCTCTCCACATATCATTATAACTATCTCTAACTAATACTTTCTCAAAAGGTTTGAATTGGAGTTCTTTTTTAATATCCACAATCTGTTTCTTCTCAGCATCCCAAGCCTTGCCTTTCTTTGCAAGAGCTTCAAAGAGCTGCTGCTTCTCTTCTTCTGTAGATGTACGAGCTGTACAAAAGTCTTTTTGGCAATAACTATCCTCATTAACAATAGCTATGTTACCGTCAAGAAAAACATGACCATAATACTTTTCGTCATCTTCTGCTTTGAAAAGATAGATAAGCTTATCTCCAATATGAGGCATAATGGTGACAACATCCCCATCCTTGAACTCAGACTTTTCAATTTTCAAAGTTTCAAAGTTTAACTTATAGCCTAGTCTTTTCTCTATTTGGCGGATGTATTTCTGAGCGTCTTCTTTGTTTGCTTTGCTGAAATCTGATGTTGGCAATTCGTCTTCATACTCTCCGAAGCACATTGTAATACCCTCATTTTCCCACAGATAATTATTACCATTGAAAGTTTCGTAGGTATCATCATCAAACCCCTCGAAGATAACATGTGCATTTCCATCTTTGTTAACTAGAATGTCTCCTGTATTCCAAGCGAGCTTAGACCAGTCTCGCATTTCTTTGGAAGGAAGGAGAATCTGTAAGCCATCAAGCCAACTTTCTTCTGTACCTAATTTTGAATAATCAAACAAAAAAGTGCTGCCTACTTCATTAGTTGATGTACATTCAATATAAGTGCCAACATCTGTTATGTGAACTTCATCTAACTTTACGTCTATATTGCGTAATAAGTCATACAACTTAGTTCCTTGCGGCTTATCCTTTAGAATTTCCGCTATATTAACCTTTTCTTCCATAACCATTAACTTGCTTTATAAAGATTAAACCACACCTTATTACTCTGTTTACTCTTATAAACATTACCTTCAAGGTCGAAATAAACACGTTTCTTTTGGTTGAACTTCTTCATCATTGGCTGATTATCCTTGTATGTCGTTACATCATACTCAATCAATGAAGAACCACGTTCATTCTTTGTTGGAGGATAACCTGATTCAGGTATGAAACGTACCTCAAATTCTTTATTCCCAATTTCAAAATTTGCTGTAGCCATATTACTTTATTCTTTTGAATTGAACATTCTTTCCGTCTTTTCGCTCATTTGATGCGCACTTGATTCGATTACACATGTCTATATTGATACAGTTTGCAATTTCATCAAAGAAACAACCGCTACAATCGGCTTCCTTGGTCTCAACCACCTTTAATGTGACTTCTGCGCCTACAGGCAAATCTTCCATAATTACACCTCCTAATCGTTATTGCGTTTTAGCTTAAGTTGTCTCATTTTTGCCTTTACTGCACCAACAGATCGTCCTAGAGCCTTTGCAAGTTCTTCATCAGACATCTTATCAAAGTTGCGTGACAGGAAGTTAACCTGGATGCCATTCCAAGGAAGGAATGCGTTATTCTGGTGTTCTTCACCATGATAGTCAACGCCATTAAGCTTCAGTCCTTCGTCGGCAGCTTTGTCTATCCTTTCCGGATTGCATACCTTCATTGCAACAACCTGTAACGCCCGGTAAATCTGACCGCCTTCCTTGAAGTATTCAGCATCCTTGTCCGGTATGAGAATCCTGGCAACCTCTCTCATCGAGGCATACATACCATACATAGACTGTATGAATTCTCCGCAAGGTCTTATGCTGCCGGAACTGATGCCACGTTCACTCATAACGTCATCAAACTTCGTACACATATCGTGCAGCATGATTGACAGGTTGTAAGCTACGCATGCATACGCCTGAAGCTTGTGTTCCTTGATGTTGTTCTTCAGAAGAACGTTATCGGTCGTGTAGAAGAGTCTCTGTATGTCAATCTTCAGGTCTTCCTCCATGCTGTCTGTGATATCAAGCCAGAGCTCGTACTGCGAAATCTCGGTAGTATACTTCTTGAATATACCTATAAGAGTCTCTGAACGGGAGAATGCCTCCTTTATGCGATACTTAAGTTCATGCTTAAACAGGTCCTTCCTCTCACTGAGATTGTCGTGCAAGTCTTTGATTGCCGTCTGTGTGATTGTAGCGAGAGAACCGATAATGAGGTAATAGAGCGAAGTGATATGGTCTACTGTTTCCCTGTCCGGCTCCTTGTAGTTGATGAAGAATGCTCCTTTTGGTGTGAAATTATATGCCGACATTCCTACACCTCCTTCTTTACTGCCAATGCGCAGCTGATACAGAATAGCATCAGGAGCGAAAGGAAAATATGTTCAACCATGAAGCAGATGAACCCGTAACCTGCGATAATTGCTGCGATGATAAGCAGGATCATCACTATTGTATGTTTGTATTTCTTCATATTACTTTGATTTAATGTTTCCGTATGCAGCTACATAGCTATCAAGCTGCTGCGTTGCGTGAACTAGTTTTTGATTGTAGCTATCTCGTTCTGCCCTAGCCTTAGAGATAAGAACGAAGCTAACAATGAATGATATTACTACCGTTATCGCGATGAACAACCAGGGCAGCTTGTGAACTGCCTTGTTTATTGCTCTTCCTAGGTTTCTTACGACAACCCAAGAGTAAACTCCTATGAACACAATCGCCTGCTTGGTGGTTGCGTTAGTAACTTCTGCGATTTTACCTTTGCTTTCTACCATAATCAACTAATTTAAAAGTATTGGTAATCTTCTGAAAATCTCATTGTCTGGAGTCTTAAACTCCTTATCCCACGTACGATACAGAACGTTAAGGTTCAGTTTCTTCGCGATGGGCTTAAATCTTTCCTCGAAAAATGAAATCTGTTCCTTAAACACATACAAGCGGTTACTAGACAATCTAGAAATATTGTTAAGGTAATCACGAGAGGTGCTGTTGGCAATTTTTTCCAAAGCCAACCAGTCTTTCATACTTTTTGGAGAAATACTAAGACCATCAATATAAGAAAAAATATGTGGTAAACGATACATGAGAATGAGTCCACTTGTATAAACGAATATGTTTTCGATGTTCGGAAAATTTTTCTTGACACTGCGGGCGAAATCATCAATGTCGATACTTGCCATGAATGGTTCTCCGCCCGTAACACACAAAGTGTGTATTGTTTTCAGCTCCTTAACCGTAGCGACTGGAATTTTCTCAATGTCGTACAGTTTGTTGCAACATAATTCACATTTGTAATTGCATTTGCTAAGAATCATCAAATGCATGATTTCTGGTTTCACTTTTCTATCTGCCATAATTCTAAAATTTACTTGGTTCGGTTGCACCAGTTATCGGTAGATTTCCAATAACCAGCCATCCATATTTCTTTCCTTGTCGCATCAGGATGTTCATTGAGCCATTCCTCTGCCATTTTACTTACGTCTGCCATTTTTGTCTCGTTTTGATTCTTTTTCAAGTTTTCTCTTTAGCTTTTCAAGAGGGGATTCTTTCGGATCAACACCATTTAAGCGGCAATGTTCTTCGTAGGATATTGCATTCTTTTTTGATTCCTCATATTCTTTTTTCTGTTTCTCAGCTAACTTCTGAGAATCAATTTCAGCTCTCTTTTCGTATACCTTGCACATATACTTGTCGAGGGCGACGAATAGTCTCTGAGGATTCACGGTCTTACCGACATAGATTTCTCCATACTCGCCCATCGAGAACTCATAGAAGAACCTTGTGAGCTCGCTAGGTGTAACATGGTAGTACTCCTGCCTGATTCTCTGAGCAATCGCCTTAAACTGGTAAGGAGTAGTGACATCGAACGCGCCAAGGACCATAAATAAGTCTATGACCATTGTTCTAATCCACCATTCGCTTGCCCCATCCTTGAAATACTTATCGATTTCCACAAACGAAAGACCGCCGTTCTTTACAGAGTCGTATACTGTAGGAACACTGCTGATTCTCTTCTGAAGAGTCGGGTATTTGTTTAAGAACAAAGCGTATTGCGCGCCAAATTCTTCGATTGCTTTTTTATACTCATCCGGCAAGGATTGAGTTAATCTTGTTGTAAGTTCGTTGCTGTTGTTCATAACTATTCACACCATTATTTTTAGGAGCGAACAACCCTGTATAGTTGTTGCCCATGGAATACTCAACGATAACCTTTGCGTATTCGGGATTTCCATTTGATAACTGTAGAAGTTTCTTTTTAAGAGCTTCTAACCCACGTGGCTTGTAAGTCTGACGTTTTTCTTTCTTGTATGCAAGCCACATTTCAAGAGCTTCTTTGCAAGGATAATATTCTTCTTGTTTTTGCTCTGTAGTAATCTCGAAATCAGACAAATCGTTTCCTAACGAGAACGCTGCACCCATGCAAAAGATTTTCTGCTTTTCCAAGTCATTCGGGAATAGCTCGCCTGACTTCTGACGTATATTAGTTGGTAACATCATAAGCTATTGTATGTAATTTTGTTGTCTTTCTATATCATGTTGAATATGAAGTAGTGCGATATATTCATCAGAATCAGGAAAATCAAATCCAGCTTCCTCTTTTGCCCACGATTTGAAATCAGAAATTGATTTGCTCATTTCGTCTCTCGTAAGGTCAGCAGAAGAACGGAGATACTTATAGCATTCTCCTGTGAATTTATCAATTCCTTCTCTGAGGAATATATCTTTGTTCACTACCAGCTTATAGAAATGCGTCTTAACTTCGTCTAGAGTGTAGCCGTATTGGAGACCGAATGCAGATAGGAGCAAATGAAGATAGGCATTCTGCTTCAAAGAACGTCCACGTTTTTCTTTCAGCTCTACCATCGCGCCTTTGTTCTCCAACTCGGCTACTTTTTTCCTAAACGTTTCAAGTTCAAACACATTTTTCAGGTTGAACCACATAAGCGTTGAATGCTCGTTTGATTACACTAGAAGGGAAGGTCATCAGAGTTCCCTCGTTGCTGTGCTTGCTGCTGTGCAGACTGCTGTTCAGGTGGAAACAGATTTTGCTGATTCGTCGGGTTTGCCACGCCAGCAGCATTAGCAGAACTTGCCATAGCTTGTTGTGCTGCTTGTGCGCTAGACTGTGCATTGCCGCTAAAGCCACCACCTTGTGCGGCAGCTTGTTGTGACACCTTAGTAACATTCCAGGCACGGATGCTGTTGAACCAACGGCCCTGATACTCGTGAGCATCAATATCAAAGCTAACGTTAATAACCTCACCACTATGAATGTTGAACTGAGCCAGACGGTCTGCTCCGAAAACATAAAAGGCCATCTTCTTAGGATATTGCTCTTGTGTTTCTATTACATAAGTCTGGGACTTCCACTCACCTCTTGCAGAGACGCCGCTTCTTTCAGGTAAAACGGCAATAACTTTTCCTTGAATTTCCATTATTTTTTATTTAAAGAATTTTGTAAAACCAAATCTGCCAACTCATCAAAGTAGGCTGCATCCTTGATAGCGGAGTCCTGTTCGCCTGTAACCTTTGATGCTATTGAGCCTTTCTGCATAATCAAGCTATAAAGATAGCCGTCGATGGTATTTGCACCCATGAGAATCCACGATGTAACCGCATTCTTCTGACCGTTACGATAGGCACGGCATTCACACTGCGACAAGTCCGCCATCGTCCATGGGAGCTCGACGAACACCACATTGGAAGAAGCCGTAAGCGTAAGGCCTACGCCTGCTGCCTTGATGGAGCAGATGATGATTCTCTTTTTCCTATCCTGAAAAGAATCGATAGCCCACTGCTTCTGCTGCTGGCTATCGGAACCGGTTACGGTGCAAACCTCATCCGGGAACTCTTTCTTGATTGCACTAACGACATCACGATGCTCGGCAAATACGATTATCTGTTCTTCGGTATCATGGAGAAACTCTATAGTCGCCTTCATCTTCCCTCGCCCAGATATCGAGCGAAGGTTCATAAACCTGACAAGAGCCTTCATTCTAAGCTTTTTCCTAGCCTCTTCCTCGGAGCAGCTCTTGTATTCGAGAAGGAACGTGAGCAGGTCTTTCTGACAGGTATCGTACTCTTCCTGCGTTTCAGGGTCGAGGGCGACACTGATGGTCGTTCTGGTCAGATCCGGCAAATCCTTAAGAACATCTTTCTTTTCTCTGCGGAAGTAGCATGTTTCGTGTATCTTCCGGTTAAGCTCTTCAAGATTCTCGTTCTCACCGTACCTGTTACAAAACTCGCCAAACCCTCCGAACTCGTCGTTCAGACGACCGAGGATAGCAAGCTGGCAGGCCAGGTCTGTTGCGTGATTGACAACGGGCGTACCTGTAAGCTCATAGATATACTCCTTACCCTGGCACAGTCCCATGATAATTTTAGACTGCCTTGTTGATGGATCCTTGACTCTTGCAGACTCGTCTATAATCACAGACTTGATAATCTTCAGTTCATCACGAAACAGGAAGTTTTTCAGCCGTAACGGTTTCGGACCGAGGCTTACGACGAAGTATTTTGCGAGCGACTCGTAATTACATATCACTACATCATACAGGTTCATCTTAGTAAGATGATATCCGTATGTCGCATTGACGGAATCGGTAAGAATGAGAGGCCGGAGGTTCGTAAACTTCTTTATCTCTCGTTCCCAATTAACCTTAAGTGCAGCAGGGCAAACAACAAGGCAGGGAGTTGCCTTTGCACGTTCAATGGCGACGATAGACTGAACCGTCTTACCGGTTCCCATGTCATCACCATTGATACAGCGCTTCATGGCAAGCTCCATGCGCACACCTTCTTCTTGATAATCGTATAATTTCGGTTTATCTGACATAATAATAAATTATAATAAACACCACATGCGGAAAGCCCATTCAAGAGCCTTCTCCCTACCACGCAAATACAACTCGTCACCACGTTCAATCTTCTTATAGAATACTTTCTTCTTGGTCTTGGAGACCGCAAAGATAAAGTCCATGTTTCCGTATCTTGGGTCTAAACTGTGCGTAAGATCCATATACCATGCACGGCTTCTATCCCAATCGACGAAATCAATCTGAGCCTCAAATTGCTCCTGTGACGTAGCTGCGGTGGTTTTCAAATCACCGCCGAACTCGCCGAGCCACCAGTCGAACTTGCAGCGTACCGGAAGCTCGAACTCGAAGCCCTGGTATTCCATCTTCATATGCGGATTGATGAATGTTTTCTGACCGACCGCATTCTTCAGGACGAAATCAAGGAATCTATCTTTGGTTGCCTGTTTCTTCAGAACAGCAAGCCGGTCTAGACCCCATTTCCAATCCTTCTCCGTATATTTCTCGTCATCGACCGTCATGGCGTAATGATTGCACTTTTCCGGTTCGGTAACGAGAGCGTCAACGAGAGTTCCGAGATGGAAAGCCTTTCTCTTGTCCTCTTCCTTTACGAAGTTGAGCTGCGGGTTCAGGGCAAATTTCAACGCAGTGAGGTCCGAATTGGAGACCTCACCACGAGAATAATAAGGGTCAAACGGTTGTTCTGCCATATTACTTAGCCGTCACCTCATCCTCATATTTAATATAAGGAGAAACAATATACTCTTCTTCGCTGTTTGCGTGTTTCTCGCAAGCCTTGCGCATGAATTCCAACTTAGAAGCAAGTTTGTCAGGAGCCATCTTGGAGCCTTCAATCGTCCACCACTGCTGGATGATGTCGAGCCAGGCATTCTTGTCGGTAACAACAAGGCGTTTTGTTACCTTGATTTTCTGCTTACCGGTTTCTCCAACGGAAGTCTGAGCGAAGAGTGACTGGGCCTGTGCGGTAGCGTGCTGGGCTGCATTTTCTGCATCACGCTTCTCCTGCTCAGCCGCAAGCTTTCTCTGCTGCTCTTCCTTAGCAGCCTCATCAGCCTTACGGATAGCCTCTTCCTTAGCCTTACGTTCAGCCTCAGCAGCGGCAGCTTCTGCTTCCTTACGTTTGCACTCTTCCTCAGCAGCCTTCAGCTCGGCTTCCTTTGCCTTGCGTTCAGCCTCGGCAGCTTTCCGCTCTGCCTCCTTGCGCTTGCGCTCCTCCTCGTCCTTGATACGCTGAATCTCCTCCTGCTTCTTGCGCTCTTCCTCAGCAGCCTTACGTGCTTCCTCCTCTTTGCGCTTACGCTCCTCTTCAGCCTTGCGAGCTTCTTCTTCCTTACGTTTGCGTTCCTCTTCTGCCTTCTTGATTTCAAGAAGTTCAGCAATCTTAGAATCAAACTTCATAAGAAGCTCATCACGGGTAGCATTAACGGTCTGCATATAAGATGCAAGAAGAGAAGCGGAAACCTCCTTGTAGGCTCCATTCATAATCTCCTTGGCATCATTCTCATCAATTTCAGAAGAGTATGAAGGCTTGTTATTAACGAACAGATGTCCGAGGTCAAGAACATCAGAACACTCTGTAATACGTTTCTTAACTTCATCCTTGTTGTCAAGGGTGAGAAGAGAGAACGTGTTATTAAGTGAGTTGATAGCAGCAGAAGAATGCTCTGTAAGGAGATTGTTCAAGATATCAATCGTATCAGTCTTCAACTTAATCTTGGCCTCCTTGATGCGCTCCTGGCGCAGACGTTCCTGCTCAGCCTTACGCTGCTGTTCAAGCTTGTATGCCGCATACTCGTTGCGCTTCTCCTGAATCTTATAGACAACAGAATCGGTGTTCTTGATAGAGATAAGGTTCTCCATCATAGTAAAACCCTTACGGACAATATCGAACACTTGGGTAACACCCTTACGTTTCTCCGTCATTGCTTTCTCTGTCAGTTTAGCTTTCTTGATAAACTCAGCGGCTCTCTCGTCAAGAGCATCGTTCATTCCGGATACGCCAATATCAAACAACAGAGACTCACCTGCATTCACGCATGCCTCATAAGATTTCCTGTTGGCTTGCACCGCATTTTCCGTATCAGATTTTAGCGTTGCAATCTGTCTTGTAATATTGTTGGCTTGTTGTTGTACCAACTGCAATTCTGTATTTTCTGCCATATATAACAATTTTAAAATGGTGAATCACTATCAACCTTTACCTTTACACCTTTATCTTCCGGTGCGGCATCACCAGTACCAAAGGCTTCCTGAGTCGGTTTCTGCTGAGTCTGCATGTCGATATCGGCCTGCAAAAGAGCGCCCAGACCAACCTTCAGTTTAGGATAGCCCTTGAACGCATGCTTGCATGTCTTCGAGATAAGGAAGCCTGTGTCGATATCTCTGAAATACGTTCTACCATCGTTCCCGACATAGTTTCCGCCGTAAAGAGCGTTGGCTTTGTGGTCTTTACCTCCGAACTTCTCCGAATACGTACGGAGACGGTCGATACCTTCGCGGTCAAGAACGAAGTAATCGTAGGCATTGTTCGGAAGAATAATCTTCACGTAACAAGCAACGATGTATGAATTTTCAGGTCGAGGATAAGTCTTTGCGTAATCAACGTACTTATGACCGTCTCGTTCACCGAAACGAAAATCGTCACAATTGTAAACTACTACAGGATTGTCACAACGAACAATCTGACCGGCTCGCTGGCGAAGAAGGATTTCTCCATATCCAGTATATGTGATCTTGGCCGTATAATTCGTTTGTCGGGTATTCTTGTCGTAGTTACTGTAGCCCATGAGGTAACAGAGTGTCGTAGTTCCCTTTTCGAGAGACAAACCGTTAATTGCCAGGTTCATGAAGGCATCATGAATATTCAGTGATGGAGCCTTTTCAAGATAGCCCTTGAACGAGCCATTGAGAAGTTCTTCGTTGAAGAATGCCTTCTGCTCTTCGAAGAATACTTCTCCGCCCTCTCCGAACTTCTGATTGTACACCTCGATGAATCTGTCTCTTGCCAAATCGCAAATCTGATTATGAGGCGTTTTGTTTAACTGCTCTATATCCATTTGTATAGATTTTGAAATTAATGAACTCTATCTAAATATCTGAAGTAAGTTTCCACCGTCACGCTTTCGCCCTTTTCATTAAGGCGTTCATAATGAAGTGGAACCTTACCGAGTTTTCTACCCTCACCTTCAATGTAGTTGAGGTATGCCGCCTTTCGGGCCAGCTGTACCGACTTGCTTCGTGGAAGTTCCATGATGCACGCATGCACCTTACGCAAGTCAAGTACAGCAAAGGCCATCTTGGCGGGCATTTTTGCTATTCTGTTATCCATTTCTGTCATTACACTTCCATAATAGGAATCTCAGGACAGAGCTTACGAATCTTGTCAAGCTCCGTATTGATGATCTTGTCGCGGGATTCTTCGATGATACATTCTGCATCAGCAGAGATAAGCGTCAGTAATGCCATGTTGCCTTCGACGTGAGCGATAGTCTCGATTGAAAGCTTCTCAGGCTCTGCGCCCTTGAAAATAGGAATATTGATGGTGAACGATGGAGGAAGATTAGAGTCTACAGCCTTCTCATAGTTGTCAGTCACGGAACCATTGTCGCTGTATTCCTTCTTGATTGTTGTCTGAACCTTCGCCGAGAAGCTCTTGAGGAGATTGACGAGTTCCATGTTCTTCTCCTTCGTCTCGAAGAAAGAACGGTTGAGTCGGAAAAAGTCACCAAGCTGTACCGGTTTCCACAACTGACCGTCATTGATATGAAATCCCGTAAACTGACGAGACAGCTGAATAGAGCCGATAATTGTCTGTGTAGTGCGCTCATCATTCTCGTTTGTAACAAGAGTAACAACGAGCTTCTCTCGATTAACCAGGATATGCGTATGCTCTTTGTCAATCTGCTCTGTACCCCAACGCTTCTCAAGAAAGGCATAGATACAGGTAATAACACCGTCTACCTGAAGATTAAGAGGCTCCTTTGCAGGAAGCTTATAAGGGTTCTCGTTACCTACCTCACGGAGAACAATCTCCGCATGATCCTGTCCAGGAGCGAGGTCTATCTGCAATTTTTCATTGTTCATTTTACAAAATATTTTAGAATTTAGAAACTATGTGAAAGCAGACTACATAGCCTGCTGATCACGGTTAATTGAGTATACATTGCTAGGGAGTTCGTCACGTGTTGCCGGACGGGAAGAAACAAGATTACCCTCCTTGTCATAGAAGGCAGTCATCTTTGCTTCACGGTCAACAAACTTGTAAACCTTCTCGTTAACCATGCTACCCTTCTGCTTGATTTCCTTAAGGAGAGAAGAAATCTCTTCCTTGATAGGCTTCAGCTCTGCCTTTTTCTGCTCACGGAAATCCTTGATTTCCTCCTCGATGTCAGATGCTCGTGCAGACTGAAGAGCGAACAGGTCCTTCTTCTTCATCAGCTCATCAGAGTTGAATCGCTTGATGAACTCCATTTTCTCAACAGAGTCCGCGTTGTTGGCGAGGAAATCCTCACGCTCCTCCAGGTCCTCATACTCATGACCGAGGGTTGCTGAAATAGTTGCTTTTTCTTTTGCCATTGTGTTATATGAATTAATGTGTTAATACTCGGCGCCAGCGTCCACGCTTAAATTTCTTGTCCGCGTGAATTCCGAACAATTCCGGTGTTGTTACGCCATTCATCATAGGAAGCACATTGCCCTTCTGCAAAATACTTTCGAAATGAGAAGAAGTGACAGGAGCGTGGCAGATGATGTTCTTCTTGACATCATACAGGTTGCCGTACTTTGATACTACGCCCATTACACGTCCTCCTCCATTATTTTCAACAACTCACGGAAACCTTCAGCGCCATGCACCTCTCCGTTTTTCACTTTTTCCTGGAGTTCGTCGAACTTCTTCATCTTAGCGAGGAAAGAGTTCTTCTTGTCCTCAAGCGAATTGAGGCGCTTGGTGATTGCCAGTTCCGGGTTATCACTGAGAATGATGTCCAATGCGATGCCGGCGAAAAGGTTCGTATTATTCTCCCTCTTGCCTTCATCATCAATCTCGTCGATATCACGAGTAAACTGGTTTTTGCCGTCGATAACCTTCTTGATTTCATTGAACTCAGAAAAATTCTTCGAGATGTCGAATGCTCTGTCAACAAGAGCCTGCTTGTCAATTACTACACTGACGATAATTTTGTCTTTGTCCATAATTTAAAATATTTAGAATTAAACTACTAGTCTTCCTTATCCCAACCAAGGAGATGTGCGACGAATGCGCATGCAGCGAACATAGCTACTGTTGCTATGAGACTATTGATAATAATAACCATATCTTCTTGTTTTATACCTTATTATATAATATAGCAATCGGACGGTGGATAATCAACGTTTTTCCACTCGTTCTTCTTTATCTTGATAGCCTTACGGAATATTACAACAGACTCGCCGTTATGACGTTTCCTATTGTGAGCGATAAGTCTTGCCACCACAGCCTTTGTTGTAATCGAGAACTCTCTGAGCTTTGAGGTATAGAGGCTCTTGACATCACATATCACAATCTTCTCGCCTTCCCGGTAAACGAAGTCGGCAGTATAGTTGTGGCCGTAAAGCAATGACCTTCTTTCATACTTGACCTTAGTTTTAAGCTGCTTTGGTCTCAGCATCCATACAGGCTTAATTGCCGTGATGGTTACCTGTCTGTGAATACAGCTTATATTAGGATCATCGAGGATTGTCTGCAAGTACAGATACTCCTCTCTTGAATCGTATTCGTTCCCGTCAGGAGCGTAATACTTCTTTGAACCTACGCGTCCCATGTCTTGCCGGCCTCCGCTCCGGGATTTTTGAAAAGCAGATTGATAGCATCAGAGCCATACCTCTGCCACATTTTGTTACCCCACTGAATAAGATATTCACCCTTTCTGGCTTCAAGTCTACCATCCGTATATTTCGGTTTAATGCGAACAGTAATGTCCTTTCCGTTCTGTTCTATGCTTTCAACGCATTCCAGATTCCGAAGAGCATTAATGTTTTCCTTACTGATTCTTATTATGTTTTTAACTTTCATCTATAGTAAAACCTCTCCGTTTAGCCAACCACGCAAGGCAGGAGAGGTTATTGCACGTGGTTATTCGTGATGTGGAAGAGGCCAACGTTAAAGGGAGGAGGGAGAATTGACTCCCTCACTCCCAAAGATAATCAAAAACTGTAAATTTATGGCACTCACACAATTAAGTGAGCCACATGCAGGACTCGAACCTACGACCAACCACCATGTTAGGCTGCTCTGACCAACTGAGCTAATGTGACTTGTGCCTCCTACTTTCACAAGCAAGAGGATATTAATACTCAAATTAAAATATAAATGACTTATAAGAAAAAGTGCCGACCTCTGTCAGCTAATGAAAAAATATTTTTTGAAATTTACCTACTTGGGAAGCCCAGGGGAGACTCCAACTCCCAACCTCGCGGAAAGAGAACCGCGGCTCTATGCAGTTGAGCTACTGGGCGACGCATAAGTTAACCAATCAAAATTCTTGAAAAATGAAAGAAAATTGGGACGAGAGGATGGATTCGCACCATCGACCTCCAAGGACACTTCCCCTGGCGCTCTACTACTGAGCTACTCTCACCAGAAATAAAAAAATAATTCCTTCTAAAAGAGATAGACGTACCCTATCTTCCAAGACCAGATACGCAAGAAACAATCTTTTCACATATAAACAATTTAGAGCTTTCAATAAACATTTGTGGCAGGTACAGAACTCGAATCTGTGACCTCTAGGTCATGAACCTAGCGAGCTACCAACTGCTCCAACCTGCGATGTGTGCAGCCTATCTTCACAGACGGGCTGCATTTTTAATTGAATAAATTAGAATACAATGAATTATATGTTGGAGGAGACGGAGGACTCGAACCCCCATCTCACGACGATAAGAACGGTATCATCTAGTTGTCGCTGTGCTTCCAATTACACCAGTCTCCTCTGAGTTGTTATATGAATGATGAAGATAAATCATCTTTTTGGATTTTTCAGAACTTTTCCATGTTCACCAGACTGCAACGTTTCCAGCAGTGCTTGCACCGACAATTCTTCGTTCCGGTGTAGTCCGTCTGCTTACTTGATGCAGATTAGCTGGTTTTTCGTATGTCGTGCGTCCTTTCGCCAGGTCACGGCATCCATTGATGCTCTCCAGTTACTTCTTTTACACGCATACTATTTCTGTGCATCAACATGTCAAAGAACTATCTTCCATGTCCGCTCAATGAAACTCTCATCTGACGCAAGATTGTCGCTGCCCGAACGACCTACTTTATAAGGTATAAGGACTTACCTTTGCGCCGTCAGAGAGGAATTCAACTACTAAACGGAACTAAAAAAAAGAGTGTGACTGAGGCGAGGCTCAAACTCGCGACCCGGTGATTAGGAATCAACCTGCTCTATTCAACTGAGCTACTCAGTCTGATTTGGGGCGAAAGAAGCTAAACGAACAGACATCGCCCCAAAGTGTCTACCGCTGTAGACGTAAACAAAATAACTAACAACATGCTCTCACGAGCAAATGAAACAAACCTATAACTTTAACCATACCAATATTTCAACACACTTTATGCTCTTCAATGAGCTCATCTATATCGGACTTTTTAAAGAATGCGGTGTTACCTATCATATAATGATGAATCTGACCGCTCTTTCTCAAGTCGTGTATATAACCAGTACTCATACCAATATACTTGGCGAACTCTTTTGTAGAGAGCCAAATCTTTTCGACAGGCTCTACTGATACTTTCTTGCGAGGCATAGGCTTAATCTCTTAATGCAAACGTTGCTGCTGAAAGGTACGCCATCAACTCTATACAGTCCTGCTTAGTAAGAAGCACTTCTATTTCCTTATCACAGGCATCATTGGCGTTCAGTACGACCACATCACGAGTTACAGGATTTTCGCCTTCATCTTGTATCGTAATAGTGGAAGTTCTCACAGACACATTGTTGTCAGTTACAGAACCAATGTCTAACGAATCAAACATTTTATTCTCTACATCTTTGTATTCTTTGGAATCTCTCAACATATATATAGAATGAAAGAATTTGTTTCCAAAGCAAGCTATATTTGCAAAAATTTCTTTTCCTGCCATATCTCATTTATCATTAACGCGTCCAACCATCTTCGATACAATATCGAACATCTTTCCAAGGAAGCCATGCTTTTCAGCAATATCAAGTTTCGTTTTGCAATCTTTATCCTTGTACGAATTAATACTAATGCCATAAGCATAGTATAAATTATTGTAGATATCGTGCCAAATGTCACGCTGACTTGTATTTGTTGCAGCGGAATATTGGTTAACCAACCTGCGAATCTTGTTGCGCATAGAAATCTCAGGAACTTTATTATCTGACACTTCTGCCTCCAGAAGAAGCTTTCCGTTTTCAATACGCTCCTGCTTCATTTCAGCAATCTCCTTCTTTGTTTCTGCAACGTCTCGTTCTACACTAGATAGGCGATGTTCTTGCTCTACAAGCTGATTGATGGACATCTGAAGAATTTCAAGCTGAGACTTTGGCTTTTGTGAAGCCTTTATCTGAGCTTCCATACTATTGAAAGCTTTGATGTATTCGAGCTTGAATTGCATTGCCTTCTTGCCGGTAAACCCCATAGCCAACAACGTAAAACCATCACGATTCATCAAGAACATTGGTTGCTCCTTGTTTTGTTCGTTCAAATACGTTGATTCTGAGAACATTTCCGCGATGGCTGAATTTTCAGCAGTCCCACCAATAAGGTTTCTGATAGACTGCATAACATTCTTATGCTCCTTGCCAAACTTTTCAGCAATCAACAAGCTACTTGTTACTGCCTGGTCGTTTGCACCACGAAATACGATTTCATTCATATTCCAATTATTTAAAGTTTACTACTCAACCGGAACCGCCTCGATAACCAATGTCTTGTTCTCGAAGTTAGCCTTCGTCTTGTATCTCGCCACACCTTCAGGCGGTTCTGTCTTACCTATCAGCCAAGCGTACTGTCGAGCCGACATGATAGCTTTTGCTGTCTCAAACACAAAAACCTCGATTTTTCCTGGCTTTATGCTCAAAATGTCTGACTTTGTCAACTTTTTCATCTTGCTTTATTTAATATTAACTAAAATAATTTGGAGGGGACGCAGGAAAGTTGTATATTTGCAGTGCTAATGTAAGATACGGCACTTTCGGTCGCATCCGCCTCCGTTTGTGTCGGTATTGCTTTATTGCTTTAACCGGTTCACGAGTGCAAAGGTAACATAAAAAGGCGGACAAAGCAAATCTTTTTCGGATTTTGTTCGCCTCCTTAACATACCTTAACCATTTAACCGGTTTTAGTTACGTATACATAACTAAAGGTATGAATTATGAATGGAGTTATCGAAAGAGTTAACATTCTCATCAAAGACTTAGGGCTAACACCTAACGCTTTTGCAAAGAAAGTCGGTCTCGGATCGTCTAATCTAAGCAGAAAGCTTAAAGGAAGTACGCCTTTCACCACCAAAGACTACCTTAAGATCAGCGAAGCGTTGGAGATAAGTCGGAATTGGTTAGAAACAGGAGAAGGAAGTCGATATGATGATGTTCCAAGAATGTATGATAGAAGCCTAGTTAATATGGCTATCGACAAGTCTGTCGGACAAGCGATTCATGGGAAAGATGCAAAGCCGTTCTACGATGTTGACTTTGCATTAGGATTCTGTGAGATGTACAATGATACACCGAACACCCCTACGAAGTACATATCTGTCCCAGGTTACGAGAGAACTGATTTCTGGTGCAGAGCTTCGGGGGACAGCATGAAGCCTCTAATAAGTAATGGAGACATCATTGCCTTGAAGGTCATACCTGACTGGACAGAATTTTTGCCTATGAATGAGATTTATGCAATAATGACGAAGAACGACCTAAGGACTGTAAAGGTCATCCGTAGGGGTTCCGACAATGAACATTTCACCCTCCACGCAATCAACGAGGAGTACGAAGACCAGGAAATAAAGAAAGAAGCCATCACTAAGGTTTTCAAGGTACTTGGCTCATTAAAGGCATTATAAGAATGAAAGTATATATAGATGTATATAAAGAGGTGAAAGAAGCGTTACCCTGGGCGACAGAAGACATGATTCGGGAATTCGCATACAAGAGTTGGAAGGCCCAAAACCAAAAACAACCAGAAATAAATGTCGAAGCACCAAAAGTCGAATATAAGAAAAGGGGGAAACTTCAACCAAAGCTATATCCTATGTCATCCAAGGCTTGCCATGAGTTAGCCAATTCGCACACTACGAGGTTCAAGCTTTGCGAAGGCAGGAAGATTCGACATAAGTTTATATGTAACCGATGCGGATACGGCAGAAGCTTTGGTTATATAACACCTTATGGGTTGCTTTGCCCTCAATGCGCCGCAAAGAAAGCAGGTGGACGTGGAGCGCCGCATTACATAACAACACCAATGCGGGACTAGAAGAAGTTAAATAATAAAATATACGATTATGAAGAAGGTATTATTAGCAGCAATGATACTTCTTGCAGGAGCATCATTCACATCATGCAGCAGTAGCGATGACTCTTCTATCAACGACCAGAAGATTCAGAACGATCGAGAAAACTATCTCATCGGCAAATGGAAAGTTATCGGTGGTGGTTCTGGCGGTGGAGTTTATAATCCAAAAATCAGGATAGAGGGAAATTGCTATCTGGAGCTTATGAGTAGCGAGAGAACGAAGTGTACTGGCGAAGCAACTGCTTATGTATACTATGACGGAGAAGAACCTTTTATGACGAAAGACGTAAAAGAAGACTTGTCGTTTATAAAATGGAGTTTGCAATACTACGAAGTAACTGGTTTTACATTATACACATATAAATCGGAGTCAAGCATGCCAAAAACCCATGACATAGACTTTGAAAGTGATGGTACAATAAAGCTTTGGTTTCACACAACTTACAATAGCTATTACACCCTCAAGAAAGTTAATTAGAATAGAATTTGTGAGTAATATGTGAGTGCAGTGTTATTCGATAGCCCTAAGTATCAGAGCGTTAGCGTTTTATCAAAACACAAGAGAGTCTTCCCAAGCCTGTGAGGCGGGTTCGACTCCCGTATCTCGCTCAAGTATTGATAATCAGCCACTTACATCGTTTTTCACTATAAAAACATAATCAAAAATCATCATTTTCACCCACAAAATAGGTACAAAATCGTGCATAATGTACGCCAATGTGAGTAGTTTTGTGAGTAATATGTGAGTAAAATTGAGTTGTGAGTAAAATTGTGAGTAAAATCTGTGAGTAAGTATGAATAGCATCAAGACATACGTTGAAGGAAAATCACTGAAGGTTTTCTTCATCATAAGTTACAACGGAAAGAGATTCCAGGTCTATACCGGAATCACGAGTACGGTCAAGTTCAGCGGGATGATCTTCCCGAAGAGTGTTCCGAACGCAAGAGCCAAGACGGCCATGCTAGCAAGGCTATTTGCGTCCGTGGAAGAATATGTCTATATGAATGGTGATCTTCCGGCAGCAAGGATGAAGGACGAAATCAAAGCCATCATAAACGGAAGGGCAGCTTCTGTAGAGAAGAATATCCTCTACTACATCGATGAGTTCATCAAGACCAAGGCCAAGGACAGCACCAAGGAGATATTTCTAAGAACAAGGAAGAGGATCGAATCATTCGATGAGCATGCCGACTTCGACAACATCGACAGGGACTGGCTCGAAAGATTCCAGGCACACGAGCTCCTGAAAGGCCGAATGAGCGGTGGAATAGCCATCGACCTCAGAAATATACGTACGGTGTTCAACTGGGCCATAGATAACGAGATTACCACCAAATATCCTTTCCGTAAGTTTTCCATCAAGACGGAGCGTCAGCAGTACCTGTATCTGAGTGCCGAGGAGATGAGGGAGTATCGTGACTTTCCGGTAGAGCCTTTCATGGAAAAGTACCGTGACTTGTTTATGCTCGGGTTCTATCTGATAGGCATCAACCTCTCCGACCTGCTCGAACTTCCTGCCGACTGCATCAAGAAAGGGCGCATTCAATACAAGCGCAACAAGACCGGCAGACTCTACGACATCAAGGTTGAGCCGGAAGCGATGGAAATCATCAAGAAGTATAAGGGAAAAAAGCATCTTCTGTGTATCCTGGATGACGGAACGAAGGAATCAAGCTTCCGAAGAACGCTAGGAGATTACCTGAAGAGAATCGGACCAACAGAAATGAAGAAAAACAAGCGTGGCGCCTTGATCAAGAAAGAAATCAAACCGCTCCACAAGGACATAGTATGGTATACGGCCAGAAGAAGCTGGGCTACCATAGCTGCGAGCATCGATATTCCGAAGGAAGTTATCGGCAAGGCTCTGGGCCATAGTGAATGGGATTCATCCACCACCGACCTCTATATTCAGTTCGACAATAAGAAGATAGACGAGGCGAACCGAAAAGTCATCGACTATCTGAACGGTTAACAAAGAAAATCCCCACGTCATTTGCCGATGGCGTGGGGAAAGTTGTTTTGTGACAAGTATCTATTTGTCGAGTTTGTTCAAATACTTGGTAAGCTCAAAGATTATATTGGAAATCTCATCACACCTCTTATCGGAATGATTCATCGCATCGATAAGTTGTCTTAATGTTATCCTGTGCTTGCAGTAATTAACCTTTGCGTGTTCGCATTTCCATCTCTCCCTCCACAACATTTCCAGTAAGACGTAGAATCGGATAATTCTACTCTTCTTGACGATCTGATGGTTTGCAGTATCCGACTCTTTCTCAGCCTTCTTCAGATTTTCCTTTGTCTCTATCAGCTCTATTTTCAGTTTCTCGTTACAGCGGAGGGTGTAGCAGACTTCAGTAATAAGGGAAGTCATTATAAACAAAAGAACAAACCCTCCCCAGGTTCCTATGAATACCTCCGCTACAGTGAGGCAGCACCCGAAGACAATGCACACGACGAAGATGTCGATGCGGTCGAAAATCATTTTTAATCTTTCTTTCATACGCTACAAATCGTTTTTATAATTATTGGTTACAATCCAGGAGCTCATTACAATATTGAATATAAGCAAGATAATAATGATGGCCCAGTACTGTACGTCGGTAAGTTCAATTGTGAGATAGTCAAAATCCTCGAAGTTCTTTCTGTGCCATTCCTTTTCTACAATGGGACCGATATACTCGGCGTACTTTTCGAGATTTACAGGATTGCTCATAAACCAGTCTCTACTCTTAACGCCTACGACCGGGCTATCACACCATGAAAATGCGTTGCACCACTTGACATTCTTGTTTTTGTCAATACCAACGCACACGACAAGCTCATTCTTATTGCCGCCATGCCAGTATGAGCGCTGCTTTTCAACGATTTCTTCCGGCTTGTTCATAAAGAACAGGACGAACACCCTAAACTGCTTCCGCTCGCCATAGTATCCGTTCAGCCATCTCATCGCCTTCTCCTGATTTTTCGGGATCTTCAGTCCGAGAACAGGATTCTGGTCGTAAAGAACGATATCCGGATACTCGAACAATCCAAGCTTGCGTGCCTGCTGATAATCAATATCCTCAAACTTGAAAATAGAACGCGAGGCTTTCACTTTATTCTTGTAATCGTGCTCGGAAGATAATGTGTACGAGTTTTCAATGGAACCATCCCACGCCCATTCCTGAGCATCACCATCCTTAGTGTAGTAATCCCTGTGCATATCAATGAACACGCTAGGGGTTCCAAGAATCTTTCTGACTACATTAAACTCGTTGTCTGTCATGAAGTATTCTTCCTTGTTCCTAGCATCAAAATAAGTCCATCGTTCAGGGTGATTGTCTACGTACGAACAATCGTATGTTTCCGTACGTTGATTCTTTCCGCTTCCAACGGTCCTTGTACACGTGCGGTGTATGTACTCATTCCAGGCATCGTAATGACGGATTCTTGTCACGTAACTTCCGAGATACTCCGTGTCAGCAGCATTGGACTGCTTGAACACGAACTCCATGAGGATGCCTATGAGGATGGAAGGAACAATGAGTACTGCGTATTCCCACCAGGTGGTCTGCTTCCTGAAGAAAATCAACAGGAAAGCAGCAACCACGAATGGGATTAGAAATATGAATATTTCCATAAGCTGTTATTTCTTGAACAGGTCTACGTCGTTATCCTCTCCAAGCTGCATGATCATCTTTGTCTTGGATGAGGAGATAACCTTGTATTCGATAGGTTTTGTATCGGAGATGAACCACTTCGCCGGATATGTCTTCACGAGCGTCTCGTGCTCACGGATGATATCGAGCATTCTCTCCTGTGATGTCTGAAACTCGGAGCGCTGAATCTCTATGGACTGCATGAGGTCCTTGTATAGCGAAACGTCGAAGTTAGGATTACTTTCCTTGATCCACTTCATAAGAGAACCGTCTCCCTTTGAGTATCTGCCCTCGATAAGTTTCGGATAGATGGACTCGAATGCGGACTTGTACTCATCCGTAACCTGTGCCTTCTGCTGAAGAACCTTCCACATCTTGTCGTGAACACCCTCAATCTTGCCACGCTGAGCCTCTGACTGCTGGCGAAGTGAGATTTCCTGGTTGTTGTAATGGAAATAACAACCGATAACTGAACCTGCGGCGAGTACTACTATTGCGAGTACTGATGCCAAAATAATGTTTTTTACACTCATAATGTTTAAAAATTAAAAAAAATATACTTAGTCTTTTATTTTAAAAATATCAATCAACACAAAAGCACCTAGGAAGAAGAACCAGATGCTCTTCTCTCCGTATGCCCTACTGACGTCAAATCTTACAGTCGGTACTAGGTAATAAGAACCTTTCAGAATATCGCAACTGAAGGCTATCATTATCTTTTCGGTTCTGATTTCCAGACGGTCAGTACTCTTGTTTAGTCTTATTTTCATTTGTTTACTTTCTCCTCAATCTTTATTAATTCCTACCTTAATTATTAATTATTCGTAAACTATCGCAACTCTCCTCTCACACTCTTCTACGGAAAATGCAGCAACGTACGTTCTGAGATTTCCGACATTTTTATACTCAGTATAGCAGAGCTCCCAGATATACTTGGCCTTGAGACCAGTCTTCAGGGTTGCGTCGATAATGTTCTCGAATGTATAAAACATACCAGTCAGGTTGTTATATAACGTAATCTGTCGATCGTCGTTAAAATCAACGCTATCATTGTTAGACGTGAAGTCTTCTACCGATTGAGCATGGTTCATTTTGAGATTGGACTCATAGTAGCTCTTAGCTCTTTCGTACGTGTCTGCCTTTTTGCGAATAAAGCCAGACTTTTCTATATACTTGCAAAGCAAATCTTTTGCTATATCGAAATCAATTTCGGTCATCTCGTCCAAGACGTAATCATTACTGATTCTACAGATAAAGCGCTGCTTCTTGCGTATGATGCGGTCTTTTTGAGAATCGATAACCTTTTGCTCTTGCGAGTTGTGTGATGATCCATCGAGTTCGAAGTACATTCTCCAGTACGGAACGAAGAAATCGTAATAGCACCATCTTGTGCCAATCTTGTAATTTCCCTTCTCTCTTGTGAAGTAGATGTTGGCATCAATTAACATCTGCTCAAATTTCGACTCGGTTTTCGAGTTTTTATTGAGCAACTTGTTCTTTACAGGAGTAAAACTATGTCTTACATACCCTATATTCTTTTTATTAACTTTCATCTTCCCTATATTTACTTATTTAAAATTAATATTTTCCTTTTTAAAAGGTTATATGAAACAGGCAATAGACCTCTGAGAGAGTGGTTCTCCCCCTTACCCCCATCAGTCATTGAAACGATGAGAGCTTGGTAGGAATATTCCACTCGAAGTTACATGAACCCAGTATAATGAGCCCCTTCGGTCGGATCGGTTGCCAAATCGTACAGCACCTAATCTAAGCAGCTTTCTGGGTACGCCCAGCCCTGCCCGCCTTCTGCCTTCAGTTCCTGCGGTGTCACCATGCACCTCTTGTGACGTGGGTTTAAAGTCTGTATAGCCGAGTGTATCTAGCCGACAAGCCACCAAGACTACCTGTCAGACCGAAAAAGGAAGAAAACCCTATCCTTTGTTCGTGTTGCGCTCCGAACTCTGGATAGGGTTTCGTATAGGGAAGTGAATAATCACTTAAATATACTCAATATGTCCGCTGCTTAGTGCGCAACTACTAACAAGCACTGCAAAGATACGACGATTTTCTATTCCGTGCAATAGTTCTGTTTTCACCATAAACCGGACTTATTAAAGTAAAAAGTGAGGACAAACGTTTTAAAGATACTGGAATAGCTAAATGTTTCAAGCGAAGTAAAAACAGCTGATTGCAATATTCGTTAAAGTACAGAATATTTACAATTAACGTAGTTTAAGAAAAAAGTGTGATTTTCGTTGCTTTTTTGGTGGTTATCTTAATAAAATAGCCGCCTATCTGTTAAGTGATAAGCGGCTAGTTGTGGTCTAGAACTTCCATTCTATTATCTTGTATTGTACATCAGGAGATTCTTTCTTCATAGCTAAATATCGCTGCTTGTTACAAATTCCGTTCGATTCAACTTTCCTTATTAGTTCCTCTGCCTCATCTTTATCTCCAAACAAGTCGGCATCAATTCTTGAATTTGCATAAAACAATCCTGGACGACCGAAGAAGTTGCTTGTAACGACCGCAATCTTTTCGTGGTTCTCGTTGTAAACAGCCACGTAATACACATTTCTTCTGCCGGGAATAACTTTCGAAAATTTCGATTTTAGTTCCTTGAATGAGATTTCTTGATGAGAAGCGTTATCTGGAAAGCAAAGGGAAATCGATTCTTTTAATTGCTCGTCAGTTGGACAATATATGTAGTCAGCAAGAATCGCCTCTCCAAGATTATCGCACTTGCTAATGTCGAATAGTAAACTCTCGCCGTCATCAAGAAGTGTAATATGTTTTGTTTCTCTTGCCATTCGCTAATGACTTAACCGTGCTGTCGAGGGCTGTATGGGTTATTAATTGGCAGGAGCCGAAGCTCCCTATTTTTGGCTAATCGGGGCCGTTTTAAAAAATCCCCTCCTACCCTCACGGGCAAGAGAGGACACTCATTTAAACAATCTAGCTATGAAAAACTAGAAATATCTTATTTCCCGCACTTAACAACTTCGAAAACACGATGCTCTCTGTCAGCGGAAAGTCTATTACCTTCTTCATCGCATATGTGGCCATCTTCGTTGACCCACATCTTCTGGTTGAACATCTCTTCGCACATACCGAGAATCTTCAGATACTCCTGTGCCTCGAAGATGACGTTCTTGCCATCACGCTCTGCCCTCTTGAAGTTCTCGATAAGGTCAGGATTCAGGTCAGGTGCAGTGATATCGTACTCATCCATTTCATCGTGATAGTGGATGTTGAGAATCTCCAACTCTTCCACCATTGCGGAGTTCGTACCAATCTCGCCAGTCAGAGCCTTCATAACGGTCTCCTTTTCGAGCTTTTCGTACTTCTTCCGGCACTCATTGATGAGTTTATTCAACTCTTCTACTGTATAATCTTCTACCATATTCATTATTTTAATTGGTTAAACAATGGCAGGAGATGGCTGATAACCACCTCCAGTTTTAGCTTAATCCTCATCTAGACCGTTATCGAGGTCATCTTCATAGACGCCGAACAATCTCAGTGTATTGCTGTCAATCTCGGTCTTACCGACGATGTAGCGCTGTGTCATTTGGATATTCGGCATACCGTTACTGGTATGTCCCATCATGACGGCAATCTGCTCAAGAGGCACTCCCTTCTTTGAGAGATTCGTTGCGAACGATCGTCTGCCGGTATGGGATGATACGAACCGATACTTCTTTCCAGTCTCTTCCTTTCCAGCTTTGAAAACCTTTGTATTCGTATCTATTCCGCAGTCACGACAGATATCGCGGAGTGCTCTATTGAACGTTCTTTCACCTATCTCACCCGGAAGAGGCTCGTCACCAGTACCGCATACGAGGAACTTGCGGAGCTTCTTGTGAAGTGGAACCCTTACCTCGGTCTTTGTCTTCTGAGTAACATACACGAGGAAGTGTCCGGTATCATCTATGTTCTCTTCCGTCATTCTCTGGCAGTCGCTGTAACGTGCGCCACAGAGACATTCCATGATAAACATTCTCTGAACATATCTTTTTGTTTTCCCGTGAGGGTTGTACTTTATGATTCTGTTTATCTCCTCATCAGAGAGATATACAGACTGGACCGGTACAGCCTTCGCTCTAAGTATTCTGCCGAACGTAGGACTAGGAATTTCCCTGGTTGCATCGTTCTCACGTATCACAGCCTTGATGGTTGCACATACGGTTCTTGCCGAGTTAGGAGCGTAGTTCTCCTGGATCTTCTCGAAGAGGTCGCGCAGATTGTCGTCGGTGATGTCTTCCCATAATGGCTTATGCCCGATGAGTTCTTCAAACATTCTGGCAACCTTGAGCATCTTCGGATACTTCCAGATGTACGCACCGTAGAAGGTGCTATGTCTCCACGAATTGTCGTGATAGTCAGAGAACCAACCCTGCTTGATGGCAGTCTTGTACTTCTGCTGCTGAGTGTAGCTCAGAAGTCTCTCCCAATCTCTTGTCTTGATTCTTATTTCTTCTGTCATAATTCTATAATTTTGGTTACTAGTGGCAAAGATACGAAAAGTTTATAATATAAACCATCGTCTTTGCCGTTTTTAACGCTAATTTAACCTTCCGAAGCAGTCTGCTTCTCGACTGATACAAGTCTTAGGGTAGAACCATTATGGTCATTCCACACACGCATGTAGTCTTCCGCCTCATCCAATGCATCTTTATATGATTCTGCCCGGAATACGTACGGATTCTCCTTAGGAATGAAAATTCCATCATTGTAGGCAATCTTATACTTTGCAGCATAGACACCAATATAGCCGTTCAGCTCGTCGTTCAGACTAGTAGCGATGTCTGCAAGAAGGTCAACTGGTATATCGTCATCGATAGCTTTTGCTTCCGGGAGCTCAAACCCTACAGAAGTGCATCGGCTATGAATGATAGGGATAGCTGTATCGCTGTCGCCTACTTCTACGATGTTCACCTCCCTGTTGTCGCCGGCAAGTACAGGCCAATCGAACACCTTTCTGCTAACATTGTGCTCTCTCATTATCTCACGGATGGTGCATGCAAGTTCCATCTTTGCTGTTGAACGCAACTCGTCAATCTCGTCTTTCAATTCTTTTCTATCCATAATCTTAATGTTTTGGTTTAACTTGATGCCCACCGTTTCCGGCAGGCTTGTTTGGCTTAGTCTTTTCTTTCGATATCAAGACCCGTAAGCACGCCTTTCATATAGGCTAATGCCTCTTCCTTGCATTCCGACAGAAACTTCTGGCAGCCATCAATGATAACGCCATACTTACCGCTCGGATAATTCTGTAGAGAGCACGAGTGGTAATACTTTCCGGATTTCTCCTCGATTTCTCCTGCGAGTCGCTTCCCTTCGTCGGTCTCATTTGGACGATTTTCTGGGTACTCATCGTAAAAATACTCGTGCCATAAATCTAGTAGCATATCCTTGCAATCCTCCATATCTTGCAAAATATCCGATAATTTGTATGGCGCGCCGTTAGCACCATGTCCATCCTCGCCAATCCATTTACTGGTTTCCTTGTCAGGATCGAAGTCGCTATAATATTGATACAACTTATCCATGAAGTCAGACTTATTGCCATTCTCGAACCAAATTGTGGCGATGAAATCTTGGCCTTGTGGGGAATACTTCTCTAACTCGACGCAAACCTCACCTCTTTCGTTAGGTGTATCGTCAACATTATAACTCCATCCTAAATTCTCTGCTAATTTTAAAAAATCATTCATATCTTTAATTTTAATTGGTTAATACTTGCACCCTCAGAAGAGGGCTTTTTAGGCTTCCTGGTAAGCGAGAATCTGTATGTGACGCATCTCGAAATTGACGAAGATGTTAAGATATATGCCATCGTCAGTAAGGAGCGTGGTTCCGTTGTTCTCCTCTGTGATGATCTTCTTTTGCTCTGTGCCAATAAGATTATTCACCAAATCGTTTGCAACAATAGCAAGGCGTAGATTGTTCGCACAATCCTTTATCCATGTGACATCCATCGCATTGCCATATACCTCTGCGTGACAGGCGTTAGAATAGATAAAACCGACAGCCTCGTTGCATCCGTCGTCCGTATATTTACCTTCATCGAACATCTTCTCCCACAGAGACTCATAATAGAGTTCGTTCTCCATGTTGTAATTGTCCAACTTACACACATTTACATCTACTATTTCCATAATCATTCTATTTAATTGGTTAATGTTGGGAGCGTGAAACAATAATGTTCCACGCCTTGTTCGGTTTTACACCGGCAGAGACACGATATATTCCTTCTTCTTCTTTCGTGTTCTGCTCTTCACAGTGAATCCACAAAAATCTCTCAGCCACCCGGCAGCATTGCCGATGAAAGGCTCGTTCACCATAAGGATAGGACGGAGCATTCCGTTCTTCTTCATGAACTGATAGTCGGTGAAGTCGAACGGATCATCCAGGTCCTCACTCTTCTTTGCCCATATGTTCACGTCGAGATAGTCGATGAAGTCTCCCTCTGGCGGGTTGTCCATCTCGATGAATCTCTTTGGAGTCAGGAGAATCGTTTCTTTCGCTGCATGGGTCATAAAGAAATTCTCTACAACCTCATTGAACTTATTCATGTCCATCTGTTTCTGGACAATGCCCTTTCTCTTCATGATGTCGGAAGCTTTGAGCATTTTTGTTCCTCTTCTTGCTGTTGCCATAATTCAAAATTTTAATTGGTTAGACATAGTACCCCGTCATTCCTGACGAGGATTTTTGGCTAGTGTGCAAGGAATCCTACCGCCTGCCCCTTACCGATGGACCAGCATAGTCTGTCTTCCTTCAGGCACTCTGTGCAGTTTCCGGTACACAGACGTGTTCCTTCCGGAGCAGACGTTCCGCTCTCGAAGATAGGATGCGCCTCAGGGAATCCATGGCGGTTATCCATCTTAAGACCAAGCCATCCGCTGAATAGGATATGCATGTTCTCTGGGATTACATTGCCCTCATCGAGATACTCGTTGCATACATCGAACATCTTCGTAAACGCCAGGAACTTGGTATCCTTGTGCTTGCGTGCAATATCGCACATCTTGTCAAGATACCATTTATCCTGGATATCACCACCGATATGGAATCGAAAGGCGCGAGGGAATCTGTAGTCGAGATACCCGTCAATCTCCTTGAAGTATCGCTCGGGATCCTCATGATAGATTGCCGAGTTGATAGCTCTCGTCTTGATTACCTCCTTGTAGATAAGGTCGTTTCGCAGGTCATAGCAGCTCTTTGCACAGATAGCTGCAGTTGCCGCAGTCCATGACCGGGATGAGTGATATGGAAGGGATTGCTCCCAATTTTGTATTGCCATCGCTAATCTTGACGTGTAGGTTTTCTACGTTCTCTAATGCGTTCTCATAAGCTGCCTGTGCCTTTGACAGACGAGTCTTCATTCCTTCCTTACCTAATGTCCAGTAATTTCTACTCATAATTCTCATTTAAAATTGGTTAAACTTGGGGAACAAAAAACCGGCGTGTCTCACGACAGACCGGCTTGAACCATTTAAACAAAATTTAGTTATGATATGAGTAGCCAGCCGCTGCTAACGACTGACATGTTTGGCTAATCTTCATCTACTTTTACATTGTAGTGAAATCTTACAGTAAGGTAATCTGTGCTCAGAAAGAATGTATAGATTAAAGGCTCAGCCTGGCGTTCGTCGAGATACTGCTTCGTATCGTAATAGTATATGCTATTTTTTGATTCGCCAGTCAGTCGTTTGACAATCTCTCTACCCCACTCTGATGTAATCCACGATCGAAGCTTCCTGATAGATAGGTAGTTTCCGTGATACTCTATCATTGTAGGTGCGCCTCCGACAAATCCCAATGAAAAAACTTATTGGTGAGATATTGCGAATCGTCAAAGATTGCGTCTAGAAGTGATTCCTCGACGATATTCTTTCCGTCAATAGGAGCCTTCACATACTTTCTTGTGTCTACATTAATTTCCTTCATAATCCTTCATTTTATTGGTTAGACATAGAATCGGTTACCGAATCAGTAACCGACTTTTGGCTAAAATGGTCCCCGGCTGGCGCCTTACTCTATAAGTTCGATCTAGAGAGCTTTAGCTCGAAGGATTACCTCCAGTAGTGACTGGAGGAGATCCTTCGTTGAAGAAGCTCTTGTGAATTGCTGCCGAGCCACCATTCCATAGGTGGCGAACCTTACGTCCTACTGATAATTACTTGTTCTCGCTCTTGTCTTTCTTCCACTCAAGAATCTTGCCCTGGACGCTGATATTATTGTCCTTGATAAGCTGCTTGAGTACACCGAGCATCTTCCAACCCTCTTCATCGTAGAGCTTGGCTTTAGACTCAAGTTCCTTCAGAGAATTTGTCTCTGACATCTTTCGTCCGTTCTTCAGGAATCTTGCTCCGTGGAACATGACGATGTTTCTCATCGTGTAGTAGGAACCTGAACCCTTGTAGGCAGTAATGAACGCATCAGCCTGCTTGGTATTCCACGCGAGATGCTTGCGGTTCTTGTTGAACTTGCGAACGGCATCGTAGAGTTCCTTGTAGGTTTCTGCAACACTCATCTTGTTGGCAAGGTCACGGAGAGGATTGTATACCTTTCTCTCCAAGTCAGCGACGAAGATGTTTTCGTTTTGAAGACGGATATAAGGATTACCCTTGCAGGTATGCTTGTATGTCTTCTTCTTTTTTCCATCCTTGTCTTCCTTGACAGTGTAGATGCACTTGTCGTCAATGTAGCTGCGAAGCTTGTTAATATAGTCAATAGCCATATCGTGTGCTACGCAGCCGTTGAACCAGCGATTTCTCGCCTTGGTGTTCTCGTAGTCCTTGTGGTCACACATCTTCATCTGAGCATGCAGCTCGTTCTCCAACATGCGCCACTGGTACTCGTAGCCTTTCTTCTGCAACACCTCGTTGAATGACTTGCCGTCCTTCTCCATGTCTCGCAACATGTGGAACATCTGACTCATCACCCAACGACGGAAGAGCTTCCAGTTACTTACGTATCCACCCTCGACAATCTGCTTGCCTACCGCATCGATGGTTGCATCGTCCATATCAACAGGAACTGCTGCACCATTTTCGATTTTGATAAGCTGGTCGTCACCGAGAGGGAAATATTTACTAGTATCAACACCTGCTGCCTTAAGAGCTTCGAGACGCATCTGCGCCTTGGTCTTCTTACCGGTAGCTGCTGTAGCCTCTACATTGTTAGTTACGATGTTCAAGTTCTCACCAGTGATTGTTACAATCTGCTTCATAATTCTAATAATTTAAATTGGTTATACTAAAAATTTATTTAACTTTTGTGGATGAGGCTTACGCCCCACCCTTGTTTGGCTCAACCCAGTCTCTGAGGATAATCAGGTCTCTGTCATTTTCAGACCGCCAGAACCATGTTCCCCATCTGTTCTCCCATGCAAGGTTGCCTCTGAGCAGCTGCATAAGGACGTATAGTTCTAGCTTGCATCTCGCTACCTCACGTCGCTCTCCGTACATCATATCTTCGTCTGAGAGCTCTTTCTCTGGCAAAGCCTTGAAGTAGTAGCGGCGATGTGATTCAGAGCGTTCAGACGGCACAGAATGCTTGTATACCTTGTATCTCTGCTCTATTACGAACAGGACTACTGCATGTGTCAGGTAAGGTGTATCTTTCGGCTTATCTTCCTCGGACATTACTATCTTACCATTCACCCTACATGTCCTCTTCTGGAAGTTGATGGTGAACTTAGCACCATTCTCAACTGCATTGATAATCTCGTCGTATGTCATAATTCTATTGTATTGGTTAATAGGGATAGTGCTTATTCTAGCACTATCAAATTGGCTTCTTCGAGTTCATCCTTACTCAGTACATCTTCGTCTTCTCCGATGTGGATATAGAATTTATCTCCGTTTGCCCACTCCATTGCACGCATATACAACCAGTGAGCATCCTCGATAGAGAATCCGTCTGCGCTTACTGAATCAAGCATCTCGCCCATGCAAACTTCTGACGTTTCGTACTCTTTCTTGATTTCCTCAAGCTTCTTTAGTAATCTGCTGTTCATAATTCTTAAATATTGGTTAATGGGAGTGCGCTCAGAGAATCTGTTGCGTAACTATAAGGTCTTGATTAATACTGTATCTAAGTCCTGACAGATCCAGGTAACCACCTGGATCTTCAGGATGATTGATACCGTATTGTACAATCTATTCTCCTTGCGCACCATTCGGCTCGCAATAACCTAGTCTGACTCAACCTGATACGTTGCATTGCTTTAAGTTTTTGATTAAGGGCGTGGCATTGTTATGAAGCCAACCTCAGGAAGCGTACGCTTCCCCATCCTTGGCTTCAGAATCAATGAAACGCTCGATGAACTCTCAGAACTTGCCAGACATCGCTGCAATGCGCATGACTTATCTCATGTATTATGTTGCATGGATATATGTTCGTGATTCAACCCCGTGGATTGGATACCAGCGCCTGCGGAGATATCGGCAGGCGGCTGGTATACCACTCACGTGGTATTAAACCTCATACTCTTGATAAGTCGTGATGCAATTCACATGGTTGTTTGTAGGTACACTCATAGGTCTGTTGTCTTACTATAGGCTGATGATTTAACCCGCTTGCCGATACGCGAGATTTCTGGTATTACCAGACATATCGCGTTGATACAAGGCGGGTTGAATAAACCGACACCTCCTCGTGTACCTCGTTTGGCAATAACGTTGTCTTCATCTGAGAGCGTGGCACGTAGCTCTAGCAGTTTGATTTGAGCTGTTATGTATCGCCGGAATACCCGGATAGTGTTCCGGGGAGGCCGGCGAGATTCGTAACAGTTCCGTAAACTCTGCTCTCCTCTGAAGACTACCCTCGTGCTCGGGTGGTTCCATGACCGATGGCTCGGCACAATACTTTATGTTTCTGATTTGACACAGGATTCGCCAGAATAGGTGATCCAGGACAATGCGCCCACTGCGCAGCCGTCCAGGATCAACTACTCTGGTTAAGAGACCTGTTGCATAAACTTCAGCCATCCGTCAGGGATTAGTGGTGTGCGCCACCGGTGGTGGTCATACGGAATGTCACATTTCTGTACTTCGTTGATGAGCTACGCCTTGTGCCATATGAATGATCCAGCTGTCTCAAGTTGTAAACTTGGATAGCTGGATCAATCAGATGATGTTATAGAGGCGTTGCCTGAATCTGTCCGTCCTTCTCCCACGTCCGTGTGCTCGGTTACAGAGTCTGCCGGTCAGAAGATGCTGCGCATAGCTGTATCAGATTGATAATGTCCGGTTTAGGACGAGCGTAGGACCATCTCTTACTAAGAGATTGGTCCATGCACTCCGCAACCGGGATATTTAAAACCTTGTATCTTCATTCCGGCAAAATCCTTACGCTAGGATGCTCATCTACAGAGTATTCACCAATGTGTTGTACGCTGCCCTGCTCGTCCGCAAGGCATTCTGAGCACAACCTATCGATAGATACCCCTTGATTTCGCTCTCTGTCTTACTCCTGTTGGCTTTCACGTTTCTGCCACGACCTCGGTCTATGCAACCTACAGCCTGAGTCTTCACGTATCCGAGACCACCGACCTTTCTCTTGCCTGTCTTGACCGCACGGATGCAGTCCATGACGAAGGTGTTGAGCTTGTCGATGTCCTCTTTCACGTTTATGACTGGAAGAACCTGAGTAGACCAGGAATAATCGCAGTACCCCTTGTAGAGATACCTATTTACTGCATTGATGGCTTTCGTCATCGTGGTATCACGTTTCTTTATCGTCCTCTTCTCAATCTCCTTTTGGAAGGTCTTGATACGTGTGGACGACAGAGAGATATTGTGACCCTTGATGGAATATCCGAGGAACTTGAACCAGTGATTAGCGTCAAGATACTCAACCTTCTTCGGGTTGAGCGTCATCTGCATCATCTCCAGCTCGCTCTTCATGATATCCATGGCTTTCTCATAGTCTTCACCGACAAACAGCGTATCATCTGAATAGCGGACGTAATATCCGTTAAGCTTAGACAGCTTGTCGTCAAGATGATAGAGAATGACATCAGCCAGCCATGCTGCAACAGAACATCCCTGCTTGAGGGACTGATACTTCTCGCAGAGGTTGTTGTCCTCATCGAAATAGATATCTGTGTGATAGTAGTCACGAATGACATCTATCAGCGCAGATTTTCCGTACTTCTCCTCTACCTTGTCAAATGCCCAGTCGATGAACCGAATGGGCACAGAATCAAAGTACTTGGAGAAGTCACCTTTCCATCCAATGATTTTACCATCTGCCGAGTAAATTATCCGAGACACATCTTGCACCACACGACCGCAGCCGATACCCTTTTGGTATGACGTACAGCGTGGATGCACCATCTCTGGCATCAGCTCGAACAGGAGGTCGTTTGCTATACTCAAAAGGATTCTATCTACAGGCTCATTCACATAGACAGTACGGAAATCTCCGTTGTCTTTAGGAATCTTTGCCGTATGAGGCGGCATTATCTTGTAATTGCCGCTCTTGATCCTCTGATACATAGCCAGACGAGCCTTTGGTGTTGTCAGCTGATACATTACTGCTTTGTCCATGTCCTTGAATAAGCCTTTCTCGATAGCATACTGCCATCTGGCTTTCTCAAAGAACATTTCTAGGATTCTGTCTTCATTCATAATTCTTATGTTTTGGTTATTGGTAGGGAGATTACTCTCCCCGTTTGGCTAGTCGATGTGCTGGAGTGCTACGCTGTCATCTTCTTCGGATTCTCTCCAGTACTCCTGATCTGGTTCGATCTCGATAACCTCACCTGAGAAATTGTCAGCGTCAAGAATAATATCGCTATTATTATAGGCATCCTGTACTTTCTGTACGGCTTCATTCTCACTCTCAGCATCAACGCTGACTACCTTGTTCAAATGTTCTGTGACTGATACGTAATATCTCTTCATAATCTTTAATAATTTGGTTAATAATGGAAGTACGCAGAATGTGCGTACTATTCAGGCTAAGTCCAATCCACGGCAAGGACAAAATTGATAATGTTAATATTGTATCCGTTTTCCACTATATACTTGATAATGGCACGTTTTACGAAATACTCCCTATCTGTGTCAGAAGACTTGCTGTATGCTTCTGAGAAATACTTGAACCCGAAATAAACGGATTCCTTCAAGACGTATCTCTTAAACACCTCTGCAACAAATCTCCTGCCGCCCTTTCTGTCTAAAATTTCATCTATAATCATAATTATCTATCATTGGTTAATAGTGATAGCCCGGAGGCTATCTTTAGGCTAATGCGTTCAATACTCTGTGGGCGTTGTATGCCACAGGATTGCTGTATTTTACCCTCTCCCATTTTTTGCGCTCACAAACTTTCAGACAATACTCATGTGCTATATTCTCTGATAGTGCATCGAACGTGTTGTGTGTAACATCTGATGGCTTACCGAAATAAACTCTGTAACCATCCCTGTAGCATACTATACGTCTGCCCAGTCTGTAGATTGTTCTACTGCCTTTCTCTACAAATGTAATTCTTTCCATAATTCTCTGTATTTGGTTATTGGTAGGTAGCCAAATGGCTACCAATTTTAGGCTTCGTTCCATGCTTTCCACGCTTCATCCGTATTCTTGGTGATTGCCTCGTTCCAAAGTTTCTCCAATTTATAGAAAATCTTCTGGAAAGCCTTCGATGTTGTCTTTGGGTCAATGCGCTTGCCGAGATAAGGTCGATTACGTGTAATCGTAATTTCGTCCTCGCACCAGCAACACCTGATCATCCCATACTCCGTAGGAGAACAACCTAGGTAAATTCCTTTTGCGTCATAACGCTCTTTACGTAACCACTTCGGGTAAGGAACGTAAATGGTCCATGCGTCCACACAGAAACGGAACTTCTTTCTTGTGTCGTGATAAAGTCTCAATTTCATAATTCTTTGTATTTTGGTTGATAGAAGAGGAGCATGCAAGCTCCCCTTGTTAGGCTGTTTCTTTTAGCTTGATTCCATTCTCTTCGAGAGCGTCTTTAATCAGCTCGTCAGAGTCCTCGTAGTACTCTCCCCAGCAGGAATCAATCTGTTCCCACTCGTAGGAATCAGAAGATTTACCGTCTTCGTACAATTTTGTATACGGGCGTTTCTTTTCTAGGACGTAACCTTTTACATCACCCCACATCCACATACCAATATTCTTGACTTCGCTCTCAAACAGCTCGATGGCACGATTCTTCCAGTTCTTGGTATTCGTATCCACCATCTTCTTGAAGCGCTCCTTGTCGCAATAGGCATATCCTCTAACATAATCTCCCTGGCTATATCCACTGGAAGACCACTCGTAGAATGCTATATCCTTGCAGTTTTCAAGGAGATTAATAAAATCATCTTCTTCAAGCTCTTCTGTAAGCTCATCCCTAACATCCTCGTTCTTCAGTTCGTTAGGAGTGAAATCTCTGATGTTGTACCACTCGTTCTTGCCGATGCTGAATCTTGATTTTCTTTCAAAACTCCACATGTGGCACGACTTGTCGTATTCGAGACACAGATGATCGCAATGAAACATACTATTGATATACTTGATAATCTTCTTTTGTGGAACATACTTGCAGACAAGCTCTTTCAAGGCAGCCTCTGCATTTTCAGCTTCGACTTCACTGCTACAACCACGAGAAAGTTCCCTGTTGTATCCGTAATCAGAATAGTCCCAGAAGTAAACGCCTGCCAAATCCCATTCTGTGCAAGGGCATTCGGCATCCTCATCCTGGTAAATGGTGATTCTGTAATCGCCGATTTCTTTCTTTGCAAATTCGTAACTCATATCTAATATCATTTAAATGGTTTAACATTGAATATCCCCATGCTAGGGGATATTGTTAGGCTTCCTCATAATCTTCCTCCATCATGGAGTGAGCCTCTTCAAGCTCATTCGAGAAATTGTACTTGATGTTGTACGTGCCGAACGCCTTGAAGTACCATTCTTCGAGGTACGCCCTGTCCTTGCTAGCCTGCTCGCTGTCCTCTGCGGCATCAAGTCGGGCTACCATCTGAGGATACAAATCGTAGTAATCATCGCCATCGTAGTCAGTCGCCCAGAACGTACCTGTAACGTGTCTAGGATAATCGTTGTACAGATTGGCAAAATTTCCATCCATGCGCTGGTCGTTAAGATGGAGATATTTCTTCATCTCTCTGTTTACCTTGTGAGTAAACTCCCATGCAAGAGACTGGATATTCTTTCCGTACAAATCGGCAATGTATTCTTCTAGATCATCTGCGTCATCGAAATTCTCAAGACACTCACGATATAGGCTCTCGATTACCTTGGCGAAGCTTTCAACACCGATATAATCGGCTACTTTCTCGATAACCTCACCCTTGCTGTTCATAACATATTCCCAAATATTCTTTTCCATAATTCATCTGTTTAATGGTTCATAATGGTTCCCCACGATGATGTGGGGAGTTTTAGCCACATATGGCAATGTCGCCATAATTTCTGTAGAAATGCTTGTATGCCTCAAGACCACTGGCAGCTTTCAAGTCTGTGACCTCTAGCTTGCCGGTATCCTTCCGTACCTCTGCAATAGAGTATGTATTGTCGTGTGTCCACTTGATGAGGTCCACACGCCTAACAGGATTCTCTACTGACTCAACGATTTTACACTTCAGTAAATCGTCATTCAGGATTTTCTCTAAATCACTCATAATTCTGTAATTGTTGGTTAATAGAAATCCCCACCCGCAAGAGTGAGGATTGGTTTGGCTAATCACCGAAATCGCTTTCGTCCTGATCGTACCACCAGTCCTGGAATCGATTCGCAACCTCTTCCAGTGCATACTTAGCAAACGTGTCGTAGATGTATCTGCTCTCACCCTCGTTAAAAGGAGCATACAGAGCCTTGCCGATAGCATCATAGGTGACAGATTTGTCGTCCTTGAAATTCCCGAAGCCCTTAATCATCGTGATAAGGTCTTCTCCCAAATCATCGGCAAGCTCGTGCATATTCTCCATGATAGCACTCTTGTTCTCGTTCCAGAACTTGCTTGTCTGATAAGGATAACAGAATCCAGTGTACCCGTCATTTGCATTTCTGCAACTATCGAGAGAATTAAGCAGTGTGTCTTCATTAACACCGCCAAGCTGCTCTACTACGGCATATGCCATCTTTACGAATGATGGATTATCATTTTCCTTGATAAACGCATCCCATACTTTCTGTATATTCATATTTCTGTATTTTGGTTGATAATAGAAACGAGCAAGCGCACCATACGCTTACCCGTAATTTTAGCCGAAAACCCAGATAGCCGTAGTTCTTGCACAAATGGCATACAGCTTTCCGCTGTGACCACGGAACAGCATTCCGTTGCATCCGTACACACCGGAAGAATAGCCTACCTGACTATATTCTTCCGGGATGGCTGCACGGCTAGAACTGTGTGTTATATCCTTGGCAGCTCCTACTCTAACGAGTCTCTTCAACTCTTTCTGTGTCATTTTCTCCATAATTCTTTAATTTTGATGGTTTAACATGGTTTCTGTGCAGATAGACTGCACAGAATGTTTGGCTAGAACTTGCGAGGGCGCATGCACGATTGCTCAATCTCCTGAGCTTTCTTGTCTGCACGTGCTACGCGTCTGAAATACTCGCTCTTGTCGAGGTTCTTGCGTCTGCACTCCTCGCTGATAACTGCCTTGTGGCTCGCTACGAGCCTGGCAAGGAACTTTCTGTCTCCGTCTGTCATAATTCTGAATTTTATTGGTTAATAGCAGGCAGCACATTATCGTACTGCCCATTTTTGGCTAGAGATTGTACACCGGAGATTCTGAAGCATTCAGGATAGAACTGCCGGTGAGAATGGAGAATGCACAAGGGTCGAAACTCTCGATTTTCTTCATGCTCTCGATTTTCTTCTGTATCTCAGCACGTATGGATGACAGATTAAGTCTACCGTCAATAGGCATGACAGAATCCATGCCCACCATTTCCACTACGCTCACCTCATCGGTGAATCTCATGTTCACAAGGTCAAACTTGTTAATCTTATGATAAAATTGTACCCATTTACTCATAATTCTACATTTTGGTTTATAGGAGAGGGAGAAATAACTCCCTCAATTTCAGGCTAGGTGCTTCTTGATGAACTCTTTAAGCTCGTTAAGCCGCTCGTCAATCTCCTCTTTGCTGCATACGCAGATGAAACGTGGAAAACAAGTATCCGTTATTTCTCCCATGTCATTCATGACACAGGCAAAACAACTTATATACCCTTCGCCGTTTTTATTGCTAACGCTAACATCAAGGCTCAGTCTTGATTGATTTTTCAATACTTTTTTTTGGATTTCCTGCAACTTAGGCAAAATCGTAGAGAGTATGTACTCTACATTCTCCTTGTATTCTTCATCTATCATAATTCTTAAATATTGGTGAATAGTATGCGTGACAATCGTCACGCACATTTAGCTCATGCACAATACCGCAATCTCAGAGAAGCTCTTGGAGATAGTTTTCTTGCTACGATAATCTCTGTAGCCATTAGTATTGTTGCTATGCCACTGGCGTGCAGCTATCTTGATCTTCTCCATCTCATGCATAAGCGCACGCTCAAAATTCTTCTGTGATTTTCTGTCTTGCATAATTCAATTTGTTTAATGGTTCTACATAGTATGCCCAGGAAAATGCCTGAGCACATTTTTGGCTACTCGTACTTGTTGAGCAGGAAAATCAGAATAATGCCATCGCCATTCAGTAGAGTCTGGCTCTTGTTCTCGTCATTTATTATGTTTTCACATATTCTCTCAAAGAGCGGATACGGGTCTCCGGCAATACTATTGTAATACAATGCCATGTACGTACCGGGGATGAGAGGATAAGAGTCCTCAGGTTCTCCACCGAATACGTCACACGCCTGTGTATTGATCAGGACACGACGTACAGAGAAATTTCCCTCAACTTCCTGTGCGTCCATTCCACGCAAGAGGTCTATAACCTCATTCTTGCTCAAATCTTGCTTTAATATTCTATCCATATTCCTCTAATAATTTGGTTAATAGAAGAGAGGAGCGGAAACTCCTCTCAGTTTTGGCATAATTCAAAAATTTGGTTAACAAAGAGGGGTATGTGTATTTTCGTCCCATATTGAGTATGTGGCGCCATCACCACGCTAGATTAATTACTTCTTAAGACCTACGAACATCGTAGTGCCCTCTGCTGTGTAACTGGCGTTAAGCTCTGAAATCTCGTTAGCCTGAGCTATCACAGTTTTCCTTAACATCACGTTTGCTCTGTGACAATTATACAGAGTAACTGAAACAACTACTAATGCAACACACACTACGGCAAACAATGCCACGAAAATATTCTTCTTCATAATTCTGTAATTTAATTGGTTAATACTAGATACCGCCCGAATATCTCCAAGCGGTAGTTTTGGCTAGTCACAGATATCCTCTATCTGCTGCTGAATGGCATCTATCATTATGCAGATAATGAATAGACCGCACATTTCAAGAACCGCAGAATATAACACTGCTTGAAAATCTCCAAGCAGAAATCCTGCGATAGCAATAATGCCACACACGAAACTTGTAACTAATATGAGCGCAGCTGACAGCACGCCCTTGCTGATTCTCTTTTCCATAATTCTTTTGCTTAATTGGTTATATTATCGTACTGCCCGGATTTCTCCAAGCAGAATTTAGCCAAATGTTTCCAAGCACAATTATCGTACTTTCTAGATTCCTCACACTCCAGGCAGGATGAAATTCTCCAAGCGGAGTGTAGATCGCCACAGCTCGCGGAAATACCACTTGCCAATTATCGTACTGCTCCAAATATACACAAGCAGAAGTCCGTAAAGAATTCCAAGCACATTCAGGAGAATTATCGTACTTGCCAAGCAAATGAATGCCGGCGCACTCTGAATAAATCCAAGCACAATTATCGTACTTGAATAAATGATGTTTCTTGCTCTCATAATTCTAATTTTATTGGTAATTGTTCCGTAGCCACACACGACAATTATCGTACTGGCTACAGATTTTTAGGCTAGAACTGCAACGGTAAGTCGTTTTCCGTTGTAGCTCATGAATTCTACGTGGCTGTATATTGCCTGTAAGTCTGCAATATACCGCTCCATCATTCTCTTTCCTCTGCAATCTAATGATATCGTACTCATAATTCTAAATTTGTTGGTTTGTAATTGTAGAGCAGAGATTTCTCCCCGCCCCGATTTAGCCATAGGAAGTACGGACACGTTTTTTTATTGTCTTCATTCTCTCATGTTTACTCCGTACACCTTCGCTTCAAATAATCGACACGTTCACACGCTTGATTAAAATCTGCTGCGAGCGTTTTAATTTCCGTTGCCTCGCTACCGTCCCCGTTCATGGATTCCAGAGCACCACCAATTTGGTGCGTTGCGCTTCTACGAGTACTGGCGCACACTGGGAGAGATTTCTCTTTCGGATATACCTCACGTGTGTTATTCTCTCATTACAACACGAATTGTGATTTTAACCACAAGGCTCACAACTGACAAGCCTGGCACGTTCGGAACCCGTCCACGTGTGCCACACGATAGAATATGAATTATGATTTCTTTCTATAAACTCTCATCTCGCTAGATGATACAAATCCCCTAGCCGTCGTGCCGTCTCATCTCATTCGACGCTCACGCCAGGAATTTTTGCGTATCTCTCGGATGGATGTCTCTGAGTAACACGTTACTCTCTCCCATCTCGGTGTGCCTCTCGCACTCTCGATTTACTGAGATACTTCTCTTGAATTTTGGCAATTAGTCCCCTGAGGGAGAATAAATTCTCTCTCTGAGTTAAGCCCACACACCACGACAAGGTTTACCAAATTGTGTGGGAAAAATAAGGACACGACGACCCGCACCGCACGTAATTCGCACGGTGGAAATATCCCACTGGCTACCACTAGATAGTCAGTGGGGAAAATAGAAAGCTAGCTTTTACTAGCTTTCTTGTTTTGTGTTACTCGCTTTCTTTCTCGCTTTCTTCGAGTGCTGCAAGTTCTGCAAGTAAACGGGCTTTTCTATCTGCCAAACGTTCACGCTTTGTGCGTGTCTTGCGTAAATCCTCAAGTGTTGCGAGATAGTTGTTGTACAACTTTGTTACGTATCCGCTGCACTCGCTTACAGAATAGAACAAAGGCAACTCGTTTTTGTCTGTTGCGTGTGCGTCAAAGTAAGCAATAAAAGCACCTTTGTGCTTTCCGTTGTTATCCACTGAAACAACCAAATTTCGTATACTTTCGTAATTTTGGTTTTTGGTTGTTTCGTCACTCAATACGCTTTCCTTTATGAGTGTATCAAGTTTTGCGCTTAATTCAGAAACTTGCATGTAAATTTCATGCATTTCAGAATAACTATTTGCACACTCTTCCGTTTGGTAATTACGTATGCACTCAGTACGAAGTGTACCCAAATACTCGCACAACGCATTTACTTTTGCGTTTTTGTCTGCAATAGACTGAATAAAAGACTTTTTTATCATAACTATTTATTGTTTATATGTTTACTACTAACTTATGTTAGTTACCTATACAATTGCAAATGGCATACCGAACAACCAGTAAAAAATTGAGTGTTTATGCATTTAACCTTTTGTAAGTACTTGGTTTATAGGTAGTTAGCTGTTTGTAATAATTACAGCGTTTGTCAGTAGTTGTTAAGGTTTAAATAATTTAACGTTTTTGCCAACGTGGCAGACTTGTAACTATCTAGTAATCAAGCATTTATAAAGTTATGGTGGCAGTAATTGTTAATTATTTAACTTAAGAAACATTAATCTTTACAAATTACTAACTAATTGATTTACAGGTAGTTACACCCGCCAAAGTGGCAGTTTATGTTAAAGTATTTAACTACTCATGTAATAACCTTTTACCAATTTCGTTAAAATGTATTTAATAAGTTAAACACGAATATTTATGCATGTATAAATATGGTAAATATATTTTGGTCAAGTATTTTGTAATAAGTTTTTGTGTTTCACGCTTTATTAATAATGAATAATTATGCAAGAAAATAAATATAAACAAAGTTATAAAGTGTTGGTTATTAAGTGGTTACATAAATTTTTTATAAATATAAACCGACGATTTGAAATAATTACAAAAATATTGTTTCACGCCCGTTTATACTATATAAACCGACACAAAATGTAATAATTTCAGAAGAAACACCCCCACACCCCCTAAATAGCACTAAATCAGCGCGGTAGTCACCTCATCTAAAAATTTTTTCTTCCGATTTTTTAGTCTTTTTGTAAAGTTTAATTACTTTCCGTCATAAAGGATAATTATGCATATTCATTCATCCGTTATTTATTAACATTTGATAGCATAAACTCTTATTTAGCAGACCAAACCATAAATGTATACCTATCCTTCATTTAATGTATACCTAAAATGTATATTTATACCCTTTATTTACTAGGGTTTTACTGGATATTCAGGATATTATCCGTATCTTTGTATTGTCGATATTTTATAGACGACATGTTGTAAGGACGACCTGACACGTGTTATCCTTCAGAAAGCCCCTGTTTATCGGGGTTTATCCTACACAATAACGGAAAATTAATATTATTATTGTACATAAATGGAAAATGGTATTGCTATAGACACATTGCACGCTCAGTTGCTAGACCTTTTGAGGCATGACGAGTACGGCTTCGAAGCGCTCCGTTGCCAGGACTGGGGTAAGGCAAACTCTGATAAGTACAACAAGCTGAAGTCTACTTTCATCAGGTCAATGAGACGTCTGGCGAAGAAGGCTCCGGTGAAGTACTACAACGGTGCTTACTACATGTTCAACGGCAAGATATACGAAGCAGTTCCGAAGATAGTCCTTGAGCAGGCTTACCAGCTGTTGCTCCTCGACCTGGCCATGGCTCCGATGCTCGGCATCAGTACGGTGATGAACAAGTCGTTCATGGAGGTGATAGAGTGCTACAACATACTGAGACCTACCTTCGACATCGTTGCATTCGCAAACGGAGTTGTTGACTTCGGCAGCGGTCTGAAGTATCCGAACGTGATGCCGTTCTCTCCCGAGTACCATGTCACATACTACCACCCATACGACTACAATCCGAAGGCGAAGTGTGACAGGTGGATGAACTTCATCAAGGAGGTCCTTCCGGACAGGACGTCAAGGATGATCCTCCAGATGTTCCTCGGTCTCGGTCTCATACAGAGAGGTACTGCATACAATCCGTATGAGGGGAAGGAGTCATCGAAGATTGAACTCTGCCTTCTCCTTATAGGTACGGGAGCCAACGGAAAGAGCGTCATCTTCGACGTTGCCTGCAACATATTCGGCAAGGACAGGATAAGCAAGATGGACTACGCTGACCTCACTGCTGACGGCGACGAGGGAATGAGGGGAAGGTATCCTATCAGGAACGCCATCTTCAACTGGTCTTCCGATTCTGACCCGAAGAAGTTCGGAAGGAAGAACACCGGTATGTTTAAGAGACTCGTGAGCGGTGAGCCCGTCCCTATGAGGAAGCTTGGAAGGGATATCCTTGAGGGGAACTCAATCCCCTATCTCATCTTCAACCTCAATGAGCTTCCGTTCCCTGATGATGCGTCGCTCGGATTCATCAGACGCTTGCAGTACGTGAGCTTCGATGTCACCATCCCAAAGGAGAGGCAGGACCCGGAGCTGGCTAGCAAGATCATCCGTGAAGAGCTGAGCGGAGTGTTCAACTGGATATTCCGCGGCGCGATGGAGCTGAGGAGCAGGAAGTACAGGTTCCCGGCAGCGGAGGGCAGCAGGAGACAGCTGCTTATCTCCCTTCTCGGAAGCAATCCTATCTATGCCTGGATAAGGGCGTATGATATGAGGTGCAGCCAAGAGGCGAGGGGCGAGATTTCGGAATGCATGCTTGCAAAGGAGATGTACGAGAGATTCGTCGAGTTCTGCAAGGCCAACGATGTCGAGGAGAAGGATATCCCTACGATCCAGAAGTTCGGGCGTGATATGAGCGACAAGTACGGCTTCTTCAAGAAGAGGTCACAGGGCGGAATGACGTATCTGGTGTACGGTGCGCAGATGGTTGACCTGAAGCAGGAAGTTCTCATCAATGACGTGAAGAATAAATTGCGTGGTGAGGAGGACATCAAGCAGCCTGAGAGCTTCATTCAGCCTGATGATTAACGGTTATAAAACAGATTTCTATGATAGACAAGGAATATATCAAGGAGATTATATCCCGTATCACGAAGAAGAAGGCTGATGGGAATATTGTTCCGGCCACCGCTTCGATGCAGGAGATTATGATTGCTGTCCGCGATGATGCCCTGGAGTGCATGAGGACCATGTGTAACGAGAAGGAGATTGCGGTGAACAGAACGTTGAACAGTGTTTCATTCAAGTGCCTATGAGAAGACATCACAATCCTAATAAAGTGCCGCCGTTCAAGCCGGACCCGGAGCATTGGACAAGAAAGGTTCATTCATGGAAGGCGAAGGTTGCATACAAGACTGAGGATGATGCTTGGGAGTTTCTGAATCAGATTCCGAGGTTGAAGGCACTCGGCTGGCATCCTTACTTATGTAAGGTTTGCTCAAAGTGGCATATTGGTAGATTACATAATAAATAGTTGAGATATGGAAATTAGAGTTAGCGTTTTAGGAAAGGTCGCATACAAAGAAAACGAAAGTAGGGAGGATGCAGAAAAAGCTGAACTATATCCATTTGGAGAAGGACTGTATGCGGTAATGGATGGAGAAAATTTCGTTGAGTTAAGAGCCGTAGCTGACAAAAAACACAGCAAAGAAAAAGGTGATTATTACGCATTTGTAGAACGTTACTGGGGACACGGGAAAATCTCAAGTTCTGCAACTATCATAGAGCATGAAGAAAGGTTGAAGGATTATATCGACAAGTGTTTCGGCCGTCTTGAAGCTATTGTTAAAAAAAACAACGATTGTATCAGTAGTGTAAGTGAAGAACTTGATGGCTTTATAAGTAATTCTCAGGATGATTTTTGCTCTATTGAGAAATCTCTTGAAAGAATAGAGAAAGATGGTGTTGGTAGTGGAAAAGGTATCAGCGAGAAGACATTATTGTCTGCCATCGAGATTGTATCCAAAATAAATAGTTGAGAATATGAAGAAGTTTAAGAAGTCGATAGAGATTAGCACAGAGAATATTTCAGATGTTCTTCAAGTGCCTATTGTTACTAGTGTATACAAGACCAAGTTCTTTAAAAATCCGTTTATAGAAGGTCGTAGTAATCCTTATGATGCTTTAGCAGTGATGTATGTTCATGTTGAAGGTATTAAAAGCGATTTATGTATTAATCAAGGAGACGTTCTTGCTCTAGACATTTGTGATACTTGGTATGCCTTTTCAAAAGCAGGGTGGGTGAAACATAAAAACGATGAGGTATGAAGAAGAAAGGATATTACGAATATGAAAACGGAATCTACCCTTTGAAGCTTTAGGTACACATCGGTAAAGACTTGAAAGAGCTGATAGATTCCTGTTTTGACAAGTGCAATGCTCCCGATAGTGATTACGGCGGCGTTACGTATTCCGATGCTGTCAGGAAGAGCGACAGAAGACGTGGCGTTCTTGTCTCGTTTCCGTGTCAGAAGGTTATGTCGATGAACTACTGCTGCCATGAAGCTTCTCACGTCTGCGATGCCATCGAGGATCATGTTGGCATGGAACACGGCGATGAGCCTTCTGCCTACTTGATAGGTTGGATTGCGTCTTGCATCAACAAGGCTCGTTTGGGTATTGGAGATTTCGTTGAACTAAAAGATAAGGAGGTATAGCTTATGGATAAAAACGAGAAATTAAAACTTGGTGACATTTTCCTTGCGCCAAAAGAGTTTTTCCTAAATAATTCCGTCGGAAATGTAAAACAGAAAATAGAGAGTTATGCGGAAGTTAGAAAAGATGGCAGGGTTATGTGCGCGGTTGTTGAGAATATAGATTCTGTTTTTCCCCATGAATCAGAATATATAATCGCTATAAAACAAAAACACTTTGCACCTCCTATTAGGGTTGGTGTCAGCAAGGACTATAACTTTGATTGTATTGAATTGCTTTCTAAAGAAGAGATGAAACTTGTTGGTGTGCTTTGGTTTTATTTTGGGGCTTAATATAGGAGGAATAGCTTATGAATTATGATGATACTTACATAGGAACTGTGTTTCTTGCACCTGCGTCATATCTTATCGAAGAACTCCAAGAACAAGAAAAGGAAATTTTCAAAAACAGAGTCTTTCAATATGATAATCTGGTTTGCGGAATTGTCGACAAGATCGACTCTAAGCGCGGTTATGTTTGGGTGACGTTCAAAGTTCCAGAAAACAACTACGTCGATCCAGGAAACCCTAGCAATAGACTTCAAGGCTAATTGGTGCAGGTTTTGTGTCGTTAAAGGTGGAAAGAGGTTCAGTTCCTATCAGTTTCTCTGTCTCAAAGAGCAGGATATTATAGATATAATTAAAAATAAAGCTTATGATTAAGAAAGAAGATATTAAGGTTGGATTGAAGTTTTTACTTCCATGCGAGAGTATAGAACGCACCAGAGGTGGATTTCTCTATTATGTCAATACAAAGAAAGGATGCTGTATGTCACTAATTGAACCTACAGATGTTTTTTGTGTAAAGTCTGTTAAAAATGACTGTGTTTATTGTGAAGTTCGCGACATTACTGATGTATGCGTAAATTTAGATATTTTGCAAAAGAACGGTATCTATCCTGAATATGCAAAAAATCTGATGGATGAATGGAAAGATTCTATCGGCGTTGATAATCTAAATTGGAGCGAGTCGCCGTTTAATAGTATTGTTATGGGAGAACAAAGCAAAAATACCGATGCTGACCGCTTCAAGGATATCACCGACAAGATGAGCGATACCTACAAGCGCAAGAATCACGATTATGGGAATGCTTTTTCCGAAATGTATGATGAGCTTGGTATCAACTACGGCTACGGAAAGATACGAGAGAAGGTAAATCGCATCAAGACGCTGAAGGACAATGAGGCGCAAGTTGCTAATGAACCATTGGAAGATGCTCTTCTTGACTGCGCTAACTATTGTATCTTGACATTGATGGAATATCAAAAACGTAAGGAACATGGAACAGACTGATTACACTTGCAAGGATTGCTTCTTCTTCAAGAATGGAGCTTGTAACCACCCTAATGAGATTAGGTTTACTTCTGAGGAGAATCCATCTTGCGCAGATTTCGAGTATAAGGAAATAAAAGTTGAACTTTAAAATATTGTTATCATGGCATTACCATTTGGAAAGACTATCAAGACAAGACACTTCACCGTGCTGAAGTTCAGTAAGAGCTTGTCTAAGAAAGAAGTTGCTTCACTCAGAGAGGATATTCCTGCTGATATCAAGAAGCATTTACAGAGAGGCTCTCTGCCTTTCATCAAGATTGCGGACATTGCCGGTACATGGGGTGTTGAATACTCTATCGGTACATCAATGTATGCTGCACTCGATGAATGTGTTCCTGTTGCTGTAGGAGACCATTATGAGTTCTCCAAGGATAATGGAAACATCATCGAGGCATTTGCCCAGCTTATGTATGCTGATACATCGTTGCCTGGCGATGCAGAATATACGGCAGGTAAGTTGAAGCTCCGTGACGAATACATTGCTCGTGAGGCTGCAAGAAGAAACGCAGCTGCCGACAAGGGTAAGACAGAAGAGCAGCTTCGCAAGGAGAGCGATGAGGCCGTACAGGAAGTCATCGACCACGATAAGCACGCCGAGACTATTCTTGAGATGGCAGAACAGATTAAGAAGGAAGGAGGCAAGGATGAGCGATAAATTGCTTGAGGTCGTTCAAGACCATACTTCCTTAGTACAGGCGCTCCAGTTCATTTTGGAGGCCGCAGAGACTAAGAAACTGCCTCCATACGGTGTTCTTCCTGTATTCAATGACGACCTTCTTAATGATAGGCTTAAGGGTATACTTGAGTTGGTTACCGGAGAGAAGTATCCTTAATTGACTTCAAAGTTTTCTTCTACTTATATATTTGTTTTAAAAAGCGAGGGGCAGCATCTGTGAAGACACTGCCCCTCTTAGTTAACCAAAATAATTTGAATTATGCTCAGCAGAAAGAATCTGTGAACATTAATCGTTTGCAAAGGTACTTGGTTTTGCAGAAATTCTAGTAAAACAAAGTTACTTTAACACGAATTTAACTATTTCTTCTTTTTTTGAAAGGTCGCCTGACCATTTTTGAAGATAATGCAGTCCTCGCAGCATCGAGGCATTGATAGAGGAATGTAGTAGTGGACCACATTATTTTCTGTATCAATTTCGTCCTGCTTAATCTTAGAGTAGTCGGCTATCATGGCAGTCGTCTTTTGCCACTCTGGAGAGCCAAACTTCTGCTTGCGCTGAGCGATAACGAGGTTTCTCAGGATCTCTTCCTTCGAGGTAGCCTTAATAAGTTCCTCCTGGGTGAGTTCATCGGCGTTCTCGTTCTTCGCTTTCTTGCCCTGAACCTCTGCTATTCTCTTCTGGACGGACTCCAGAGATTCAAGTTTATTCATTTCCCGCTCTAATGTTTCTTTGGGCCAATTAAACCCATAGCCTTGAAAAGCAATCGCCCAACTATCCCTCATCGCGTTTCCGGCCGCTCTCAGGTCCGCGTAGATTTTGTATTCAGGACTAGCCATTTTCAACTGCTTTGCCTGTTTTAAAAAATTTACTGATAAAGTATATCCTTCCATAATTAATCACAAATAAATTCGTATTTAAAACCACTTACAACGCAAGGCTTTTTGTATCCTTCTGTCCTTTTGTATAAGCTTCTGTAATTTAAATTGTTCTCACGCTCAGCTTCTGTCGTGTTCTTGTATTCAGAAACAAAATCGCCATCCAGCGTTGTTTTGATTACCTTCCAACAAAACTTTTTGCGCTCTCTTTCAAACGTATCGAAAGGCTTTTTACCCTTAAACGCAAAACGAAACGAAGAACGTGCGCAAGTAATACCTTTGCATTCAGAAATAATTCTTTGTTTCGGAGTCTTTGTTATACTTGATGCTTCTTCTGCAAAGTCACAGGATTTTACAAGATTTCCGCTATAGTCATACACATCAATAGGGTTGTTCTTTTTGTTTAGAACCATTTTATCTAATTGCTTCTTCATCCTATTTCCGTAATTTATGTTATATTTACAAGTACACCACTCTAAATTCCAAACCGCATTATTTCCTGGATTCTCGTCCTTATGGTTAACTTGCGGAAGGTTATTAACGTTTGGTATAAACTCCTGTGCAACAAGCCGATGTACGTAAAACTTTCTATTCGTTCCATCGGCAGAAATAAGGTGTACAAATTTGTACCCGACTCCATTGTCTTGGAACTTCATAATTCTCCCTTTGTGTGGAGAAGGTCTATATCCGTTAAATACGCTTCTCGACATTGCTTTTACTCTTCCCATATTGCTAATCTGATACAATCCTTCGTATCCTTCAATGTCTTTCCAAATTTCAATACTGTTATCCATCCTCAGTGAATTTAAAAGTTACCTCAGTGATTAAAAGAAAGGGAAGGCCCACTGAGTTAGCCTTATCAGTTGGTAGCTACTCCAACCTATCCCAATGCAAATATACGAAAAACGCTGCATATTTATACAGTATTTTCGTTATTTCCTCCGAAAAACTAGCTCAACACGGCAAGCGCAGTTGGGATGCGCCGGGATTACCATCGTATCTAATGGATGTATATACCCACATAGGTCATCACATACCGGGCAGTCGTAGCTACTACCTCTGTGAACGAAGTATCCAACAGCTCCACTCTCCTGCCCATACTCCTGCTCTGCCTGTCCCCACGCTAAAGCAATCACCTGAGAAGCGTTTCTTACAATGTTCTGATAGGCGTTCTTGTAGTATCCCTTTCCGTAAGAAGGAACATCGATATTTATGTCCTTTCTCTTCGCCTTGGTGATGACTGATGTGTGATATGGGTCTTTATAGCCTGTGCGGATGGAAGACAGGAGCTGCTGGTCTGAATATCCCATCAAGGTTCCTGCCTTGATCATCCTTACAATATCTTCAGCAAAGTTTCCGAGATAGACAGCGTTTCTTTCAGATGTCGTCTTTCCGTAGATGTCGCTGACGAGAAACGATTCTATATTTTCGCTGTCAATCCCGAGAATCTTGCATGAAGCCTTGGAGTAGGCAGAGATATAGGTATTGATGCTCTCCTCGGCCTCAGCAGTAACATTCTTGGCGTAAGAGAGCAGGGCTGACTCGTTTGTGAGCCTGCCCGCGCCTCTGTATCGCTTACTTGCGGCAATTATTTTATGTGTCGATTTCCAGAGAATATCTGCAACATGGTCCTCGCAGTTTCGGATTGCCTGCAAGCGCTTTCTGCTGTAATCGACAGAACGTTTTAACTCATCCATAGGCTATTAATGAGTTTGGTTAAACGTTTCCCAGTTGTTTTCGTTTGGCTGGTTGCCCCATTTGTCGGTATTTTTGCCCTCACTAGGTCTTCCTGCCTTCCTGCCATTACCGGTACGAACGTTACCTCCGCTTCCTCCGTTAATCTGAGCTTCTGCTTTCTGCTCCTCGATTGCATTTTGTGTTTCGTTATCCGCACGTTGCATATCCATAAGGAGGTCCTGCTGGTCCTCTTCCTTCTTCTCGCGCATGATACGGTCGTATTCATCGTTAACAGGGAAGTCTGGGCAACGCTCAGATGCAGTCTGCTTTGAGAGGAAGTTGTTCTGAACAGCTGTCGCTAAGTTTGTTATTATTTCAGATTTGTTCTGATGCACATAGATTTCCACCCAAGCGTGAATAGGAAGACCGGTCATAGTGGCCATGCAGTTTTCTTCAACTCCGACACCATACTTTGAGATACGAACAAGCTGATCAAGGAACGGATGCATCTTCTTAGCATCGTTCTCAGCAACCTCGATGGCAGGAGAATAGAGCAGCTTGATGGCAACGCCCGGAAGGTCACCCGACTTCAACTCCGGTGGCTTTACAGTGAACGAAAGCTCATAGATGAGGTCATACGACTTGTTGAGCTGTGTCGCAAATGCATCGGAAGCGTCTGTTCCGTTAATGAAGTCTGCATCACCATTCGTATCGGTAATCTGAATCATCTTAGCCGATCCGTCTGTATCTCCAACAACGGTAATGTCGTCACCATCGCCCTTCAGCTTCATTATAGGGAAGGCGTAAGCCTTGTTGTTCTCGCAGAGATAAGAGAAAGCTTCCTCGTAGTCCTCGATGTTCTTCTGTACAACAGACCAGCATGGGCCGTCATCGTTCCTTACGTATGCAACAGGGATAAATGGGAAGCCGTGAGCTTTCTCTTCAACGCAAGTGTAGTCGTCGATTCCGAATATCTTGGCAATTCTCTTGATAGTCTCCTTGACCTTGCCTTCGTTAACTTGCTTCTTGAAGCGGTAGAATGTCTTGTCATCCCACACCTCTACCCATTCAATCTTTTCATTGCCTTCCTCATCGAAGTCGTAATACTTGCGAGCAAACACAACGAGTTCACCAGTAAGAGGGTCGAACTGAGGATACAATGTGTCTCCTCTATCGAAAGCCAATGTGCGAGTACCGAATTTCTTGTTTTTATCGAAGAATCCGACTACAGCAGCTTCAGCAACCTTCATGTACGAACTTACAGCCTCATAGTGACGAATCTCCATATCGTGCATGTACCATCCCTTCTTGAACTTGGCAAGAAGATTAATATACTCTTCCTGTTTCTTCATCTCAGGATCACCGGCAAGCTCAAACTGAATATCGTTACCTGTCATATGGAGGACGTGCTTCGTATGAATAACTTGCTGGAAAGCAAATGCCGTTCTTTGAATCTCCTGGACATACCATTTCCCGTCTTCCGGGTTCTTTCTCCAGATGTCAGGGTAGAGATCCTTGTCGAAGATTTTGTGTGACGTAGGATAGAACTCACGAAGGAAGTCCTTCTGAGTCTTAACCACTCTGTATAATGTATCTTGCGGCATCTGAGGGTCTTCATTATCGGACACCTCGTTCCTACAATAGCCATCGTGGGTCATGTACCCCTTTGGCGTGAGTTCAAAGAAAGGCTTCTTTACCAGAATCTTTCTGAAATTTGTTACCTTGATAGCATCCATAATCCTTTTACCTTTTTATTTTTCTTTTTTGTTAAACTGAATATCATTACGTAGAACCAAGATTCAAAGAAGTCAGGCGAGTGCCCGACATATTTCTTGGCAATCTTCTTAGGTAATAGCTTGAATCCCCTATCATCGCTATTCTCGTCACGTCTGAGCATCTTACGCTCCTTCTGAAGAATCTGTCTGAGAGGAACCTTGTCAAATCCGTTTCCTGAATACTTTCTTTCAAGCAGGGCCGAGTCGATGGAAATCTGCTTCTCTTTTATCATCTTATAGAACAACCATGCGCACTGAGACTTCAAATCCTTATAGAGGTATTTGATTCCTTCTTCTTCCTGATGATTCCTAGCGATAGGTGCTGCCTGGTTGTTGAATGGGACGGCATCCTTGAAGAATCCCTTGAAGTACTGACCGATTCCCTGCATATCGTAAGTGAAGTTACATTCCTCGACACCCCACTCTCTCAGCTTGGCCTTAACTACAGAAACGAGTGTCTTAGGGTCCAGCCTCAAAACAACCAAGTCTTTACAATGCCATCCTTCCCAAAGCCACATTACGAAGTTATCGCCTCCGGTGAATGCGATATCGGCAGAGGCTCTGCGTTTTCCGTCTCCGATTTGTTCCGCATTGTCGTAGATTTCATCAAGGTCTTCCATCTTGATCATGTCATCGCCGGCAGCTTTCCAGTTCCAGTTGGCTTCCAGGTCTCGCATACGCTGTTCCTCGTCCTGTTGGGCAAGGTTGGCGAGATATGAGGCATCGGTAGAGATAAGCTTAATGTTCTCTGATACGTCAGCGCGAACGAATGTTGCCGACTTGATGAACATTTCGAGCTTTGTATAACCAAGTTCCTCATAGCTGTCCTTCCAAAGGCTATCAATAATGCCCTTGCACTGCTCGTACACCTCTTCTCTCGTATTACCCCAGTAGATTGAGTCAGGCGTATCGCCGTCCATGAAACAGTATCGTATAACTCCGTCCCTTTCCGGTATGATGTAGCCGTTCTCGTCAACCCACCAGTCAATGAACTTTCTCACCCAAGATTCCGGGTCTGGGTTACAGGTAATCCAGAAGCGGTTTCGGATATGCGCTGCATTTCGGTTGTTGGTCAAGAGGTACTTGAACTTCTTGTATGGACACTGAGTACCCTCATCGATGCAGACATAGGCATACTGACGACCCTGGAATCGTGTCTTGAAGTCCTGATACGCTCCAGCATAGTACGAGAATTTGAGCCATCCTCCGTTATCGAAGTTCCAGGTCATGTCATTTTGCGACTTATTGTAAGTTCCAAATTGGGAGAACAATTTGTAAGAGTCTGTCACCAAGGACTGCAAGTCGTCTTTTTCGTTACGAAGAATTGTTGCATGGAAATCTGGATTTTTGATGTCCTTCAGAACTTCCATTAGGGAAGAGAACGATTTTGAGCCGCCTCGCGAGCCGCCAACTATCTTAATATCAGCGTCTATAGACAGCATGCGTTCCTGACCGCCACGCTGAGCTATAATCTTCAGCTTGTCGGGATGCTTCTTGTCGGCGTCTCTTAATGATTGGATATACTCTTGAGTGTAAATAGGCTCTCCGTTATCCAATTTTAATCCTGAAAATACATCTTTCTGCATAAATATACATTTAATACTGCAAAAATATACAATTTTTCTTTGATAATTGCATATTTATTCATATATTTGCAAAATAAAAGGTATATTTATACGTTTTCGAGGTGGAGGGACCACTTTCGGGATAACATTTTTAATCAAAAAACAACATGACAAGAGAGGAACTCTTAGCATTAGTGAACAAGGAGGTTGATACCACCAAGTTCAAAGAACTTAGCCAAAAGACCATCGATGAGGAACTTGATGATGTTTTGGAAGATTTCGGTGATGACGAGGAAGCAAATTCCAAGTTGGTTACCAAGTTAGCAAACCGTCTGAAGCGTATCAACGGCAACTTGCACAAGAATATCTCTGACGAGGTAAAGAAGAGCAAGGAGGAAGCTGAACGCAAGAAGAAGGAAGAGGAAGAGGAGCGTAAGCGCAAGGAGGCTAAAAAGGGTGACGATCCTGACGACAAATACTCCAAGCTGCTTGAGAAACTCGAAGCTCTCGAAAAGGCTAACGCAGAAAGAGACAAGAAGGCTGCAAGGAAGGCAACCATCGAGTCTGTAAAGGCAGGTTTGAAGGATAAGTTCGACAAGGCAAACCTTGAAATGAAGAACTACTTCCTCAATGCTGCAATCGCAAAGCTGGAGATTCCGGACGAAGATGTCGACATCGACGACCTGGTTTCTAAGGCTGAGAAAATCTACACCGCAGAGTACAAGGAGGCTACCGGTGAAAACGGTATTCCTGCAAAAGGCAGTCGCACGTCTAGCGGAGGCACGTCCACAGATGATGACAAGTTTATGGAAGAAGTGGCCGAGCGTCGAAAGAAGAGATTCGGCGGTGGAGACAAGAAGTAATTTCAGGATAACAATTTTAAAAAGGTAAAAAGATTATGGACAACACTTCTATTTCCTACATGGAACAGATGGGTACTCGTGGTATGCTTAACCACGGCGCAACCATCGTTCAGACAGAAGGTAAGGTCGGCGGAACCCGATACGTGTTTGCCGGTCTTGAGGCACTTGTCAAGAATGCCTTCGTTCACCCACCTATTGGTGGTAAGCTCGTCAACCCATTCAAGGGTCAGGCTAAGATTTATGCCGGCGACTTGATTGAGCACGACCTCGGCTTTACAGCTGGCAACGAGGGTCCTGGTGCTACCATCAAGATTCTGAAAGCTTACGGCGTGGCAAAGGCCACTGCTGCGGATACAGACACAGACATTTATATCGTTCGTAATGGTTTCGTCCACATCCCGTTCCCTGGCGACACCATCATGATCGGCCAGAAGGACTTCAAGACCAAGGCAAAGGGCGTGACTGTTTCAGCAGTTGAGGCTACTACCGATGACGCCGCAGGTGACGTTTGGAAGGTTACTCTTTCTGCTGCCCTCGGCGCATTGAAGGTAGGTGACGTATTGGTTGAGGCTGCTAGTGCCGGTGATTCCGTATTGCCGATGGTGACTAACCCTAACTGCTTCGCTCCGAGCGACAACGATTTCCCTTATTTCGATGCCGGCGGCGACAAGTATCACAAGCCTCGTACAAACGTCAACTTCTGTATGTTGAATCCAGACTGCGTTATGTGGCTTGACCGCATGGGTCCTGTTCCTCCTGCTGTTAAGGCGATGAACAAGTCACTCTACCCAGAGTTCTGGCACATTTAACCTATTGTATAACGTAAAAAGATTGATTCAGGATTATGGCAAAAATTGATATTGGTGTCGAGCAGCTTGCGAAGTTCTTCACTGGTAAGGGTAACAACACTTACCTTCAGAAGTTCGTCAATCGTGACGGCGTACTTCGCTGTAACAACGGCTGGTATCTGACACAGGGTGACATTGATCCAGATCTCACCCCTACATCTAACAATGGTGATGCAACCTTCAAGGTTCGCACACGTACATTGAACCCTGCAACCTTGATGAACCTCCGTGCTCCTCTCGGCGAGGGCTATCAGAACGACCATGAGGGTATTGAGTGGTACACCGCTTCAATTCCAGACTTCGCTGCTGACGGCTTCCGTGAGACTGCGACAGAGCGTTACCACAAGATGGAGCTTCTCCAGGATGAGTTCGGCAACGACGCTGACCTGGTTGATGCTTACCTCGACAAGGTACAGGTATTGTACGACTCACTCGACATGACTATGACCTACATGTCAGCCCAGTTGAGTTCGACAGGTTTCATCGACTACGACAAGATTGGTCGTGGTATCCAGGAGCCTCTGTATGACGCAAAGGTTCCAAAGGAGAACTTCAAAAAGGCGGGTACGCTTACCTGGAACGATCCAAACTGCGACTTGCTTGAGCAGATGCGCAAGTTTGAGGAGGATTGGCGCAAGGAGAACATCGAGTACCGCAGTGTACCTCTCGTATGGCAGATGACCAAGAACGACTACAATAACGTATTCTTGAAGAACAAGCAGATTGCTGAGTTGTACAAGAGCTGGGCGAACGCTAACTTTGTGGCAGTTTTGCAGAACTACGGTCCAAACAACGCAATGTTCTTGAAGTCTGTTGTTGACCTCAACGGTCTTTCTCCTATCGAGATTGTCGATGAGGTTGAGCACAACAAGCGCTTCGATGGCACAGTTACAGAGATTCGTGGTTGGGCAGACGGAACAGTTGTTCTTCGTCCTGCTGGCAAGCCTTTGCGTTTCATGCGTAAGGAGATCCTTGACAAGCGTATCTTTGACACCCTTGGCAACAAGCTCATTGATGTGGCTTGGGCGCAGACCAACAACAAGCTTGGCTTGCTGCGTAACATGATTACCGCGAACGGTCTCTACCAGGAGTTCAAAACAGACTTGTTCCTCGCTTCTGTTCCTGCCATGCTCGATTCTCCTTACCGTTGGATTATCGACATTACCAAGAAGGGTTAATTCTTTAACGTAACTAGATTGTATGACTATGGATTCGGAGATGAACATTTACACTGTGAACGACTACCTTATTAATAAGGTGAAGTTCGAGATGCCGATGAAGGCTCTGCTGGGCATCATGCACGACAGGGAGCTCGAAAATGGCATCGACCTCGAAGCCTGCGACAAGGACAAGGTGAGACTTGCCTATGCCGACATGCTGAAATGGTTTGTTCTTGGTCCGAGCAAGGTGAACAACACCTCCGATTCCGATAACGGATGGACTCATTCGGGAGGTGGCTATGATATGTCGGACAACGACAGGAGCGAGATGAAGGCAGAGGCTAACGCTATCTATGCAGAGCTGGAGCCTGATTCGATGCTCAAGAAGAAGTCCACCTTCCGGGTGACCTCCCACGGAGTAAAGAGGGCGAATTATTCTCCTTGGGGAGAACCTCTCCCTCACATCATCAAATAAGGCGTATGGAAAAGGAAAACATCAGAAATCCAAGATACCCTCACATCATCAAGATCGTGAGGAAGGTCGTCGGAAAAGCCGACCCTGATGACCCGTTTGCCGATGATGATGCTCCAGTTGGTGAGGACAAGGAAATCATTCTCTACTATGGCGAAGGACGCAGTTACACAGATACCACTACAGAGGGAGACAAGAATGTCGACCAGAACAAGAGGAAGGCATCGATTCCGGTCAGATATGACGAATGGGATGCTGAAAGATGTCCTCTTGACGGCGACACCATCTACTCCACTGTCGGCAACAACACCGAGGTAGGTATGGTTAAGGACTGCGAACCGGATAATAACAGGACTGTTGTGTATTGGAATTTGACAAGGGTTTAGATTATGACAAGTTTATCAGGCCAGTTTTTACAGGTCGAGAAGAAAATCCGTCAGATGGCTGTAGCAAAGATGCAGCAGAAGATGGACCATGCGGCTGAAATGACAATGAAGGCTGCTGACAAGTCTCGAAACTATGATGACGTAACCGGTAACTTGTACAAGTCAACAGCCATCGGTACATATTACAACGGCTCATTGCAGTCGATTCATTATGCTCCAGGCCCAGAGCCAACCCGAGTAACCCTTGCTGCCGGAGAGAGATACAACCTCGATAAGTATTATCGCAGTTCATTCTCCTTCAAAGACAGCGGAAGGAGACCTTACAAGGGTGAATACGGAGAAGGTGGTGAATATGGTCCAAACGCGGCGTGGGATGAACTTGTTTCCAGGGAGCACAACAAAGGAAAGTACGATGCTACATGGCAGATGCTCCTTGTTGCCGGTGTGGATTACGCTAAGTTTGTCGAGGTAAAGAGAGGACATGACGTGATTACCTCTCTTAGAGAATATTTGGTTAGATACTTTAGAACGATGTAAGATATGGTTAGTATTAAGACTCTATATTTCGATGTCGGCAATGCAATGAAGGGGATTTGTGACAAGCTCTACTCCCGGAGCCGACCAAAAGCAGTTGATACGAAAATCAACAGCTACATCGTGGTATACTTTCCATCTAGTATCTACAATAACGAGATGAACTCAAGTGGAGTTTACAATGATTTCACCACTACAGCTCAAATCGAATTGTATGTGCGCGATAAAGCTTCAGCAAGAAATCCAAACACATTTGATGTTTCTAGCGTTGACGAGAAAGTCCAGGAGATTATGGACAGATTTCCAATCTCCACAAAAAATCTCATTGTTTCCAATCCTCGTATAACACTACAGACAGACGATGGCGCAGGTTTTTCCGTGACAATCATACAGGGAAGGTTACGCACGAAATAAGTATTCAGGTATAACAATTTAAAATATTTTAGATTATGGCTATGACAACTATTGACAAGATGAAGGACATTTTCAATGGTCCTAAAACTCTGCTCTACTCAAAGGCTATTACCGATTTGAGCAAGGCTACAGTTGACATCACCCCAGAGGTTGAGCTTCCGGTTACCGTTGACTCGCTGAAGGCGACTATGGATGACCCAACCATCAACCACTACAAGGTTATCGGTCTTGCAGGCGACTGGGCAACCACAGCTGAGCTCGGCGACTTCAATGTAGAGTTCGTTGTTCCTTCAAAGGCAAAGGACTTGCTGACAATTATGTTCGGCGAGGATGCTATCACAGAGCTGACCAAGGTTACTCTGAAGGGTACAGGTGACGCTACCCTCGACGCTACTACCGGCTTTACAGGTATCGCTGTTGAGCCTAAGAAGTTCAAGATCAAGGGTACTATCGTTATTGTTGACGACGAGAAGGAGAACCTCATGGTTATTACCAACATCGCTCTCTACGCTACATTGCAGTGGGACAACTCCGGTACTGAGCCAGTTGCGTTTAAGTTCTCAGGTTCTATCGAGGGTGCAGGTAAGCGCAGCATCGCTTGGCTTACTAAGGCTCCAGCTGCTGGTGAACCAGGCATTGGCGGTTAATCAAGTAAAGGCTTCTTTAGGTAATTAGATTCAGGATAACAAACCGTTGGGCGGCAGGCTAATCAACAGCCGTGCCGCCCTTCTTCATTTAATAGCATACAATCATGGCAGAAGAAAAGAAAATAGAGCAGCCTTCAGTGGACTTGCAGGAGTTGCTTGACAGCGTGCTGCACGACGAGCCTACCGAGTTCGTGTTCCGTGGCAAGAAGCACAAGCTCGGTTGGCTTCGCAAGGGAACCATGAGCAGGTGTTCTCATATCAGGGCTAAGGAGAAGAACGAATGGAAGCGCAACGTCAAGATTTGCGTCTGCATCCTTCTCAACAACATCTGGAAGATACGATTCCTGTATTGGATTTATTGGCGCTGGCTCTACTACATCAAGGATGTGGACGTGGCCGAGGTTCTGAGAGTCCTCGATGTTTCTAAAAAAAAAATTCCATCGAACGCATTCTCACTGGCTACCATATTAGCGACCGGGATGACGGACGTGATGATGACGATGACGAGGAGCGAAGCAAAAGCTATCCAAGCAGAACCAGCTGGGGAGCAGCCTTCTCACTAGCGGAGAAATTCGGCTTTCTCTTTCAGCGCAAGTACTTCATCGCAGCCTACGACTACTGGTGGGGCTATTCGTCGGCACAGATTGACCTCATGGTTGCAGACCAGCCTCTTGTCGTCTATCCAAAGGCCAAGAAGGAAGGCGGTCCGAAGAAGCATACCAAGAAGGAGATGGATGACCTCTACGACAGATGGATGGAGAAAAAGAAGAATGAGGGAATCCTCGTTGGCAAGAAGATAAGTCTTGCTGATTACTTAAACAATAAACTCTAATTTAAAAATATTCAGGATATGGCAGGTGGAAATATGGGAGACCTCAGTTTCTCGCTCACTCTAAAATCGAGAATTGAAGAGGAAACCAAAAAGATTATCAGAGAATTAAACAAGGTTGATTCTACTGGTAAGCAGGCACAGAATGCTTTGGAAGCAATATCCGAAGCAACAAAAGGTATTGGAGATAAGGGAGGTCGTAGTTTTGAAAAGCTAAACAACTTCGTTAAAGAATTACGTCGTAATATTGGCGTATTTTCAAGCGAAGATTTCTTCAGTTCGAAAAAACTCCAGCAGTTGGAGTCTGTCCAGGACGGATTGTACAAAATAGGCCGCATACTCGGAGAGGTGTCCAAGGAAGGTGCTGGATTCAACATATTTCCTAACAGCGTTGCAACTGAGGCAAACAAGGCAGAGAGAGAACTTTATAAGTTATCTTCTATTATTGACGAAATCAACAAACGCCATGGTGAAGGCATACAGATGTTTGGCGTCGATTCAACGAACAACATACGTCAGTCGTTGTCAGAGCTGTCTAAATACAGAACTGAATTAGAACAGATCAGGAATAACAGAGGTATTCATCCTATCACAGGACTCACTGCAACTGATGTCGTAAAGAGTTCCGGGTATCTTAATGCTATAGATAAAGCAAATACTTATGCAAAGGTTATAAAGGACGCAGCACGCGAGGCAAAAGAGGCAGAGAGGCAACGCCAGAATGATTTGAAGAACACCGAACGCCGATACGATTCTCTCGGCAATAAGGTTCGCCAGCTTCGCTCTGAATACAGCCGAGGAATTTCTGTCGGAGCAGATGTTAGTAAAGCTGAAGCCGAGATTAACAGACTTCTTTCTTTAATGAGAGCCCTTATAAATATCAAGGGAAGACTTAATTCAGAGAACTGGAAGGATAGCCTCGGTATGCTTGGCAATATCGGTAGTGGCCACGATACCACATTAGCTTCTAGGGTTCTTCAAGATCAGAAAGCAGTAAACCAAGAGGTTCAGAAAGGTATCGAGCTTGAACAGAAGCGTCAGCAGGAGATTGCTCAGACGGCTGCAAAGGTTCAGTCTGATTTGGTCCGCGGCTTCGAGAGAGCCAACAGTCATGCAGGAAAGCTGAATTCAACCGTGCAGGATTTGAAGTCACTTTTCTTGCAGGGAGGTCTTGTGTTCGGCGCACAGCAGTTCGCTATGAGCATCATCACAACTGGTGGTGAGATGGAGAAGCAGCATATCGCTCTCCAGTCAATCCTTGGTGATATGCAGAACGCGAACACAATGTTTAACCAGATTAAGGAACTCGCTCTTAATTCGCCATTTACGTTCTCTGAGTTGAACCGAGACGTTAAGCAGTTGGCTGCGTATGGAGTTGAGTACGACCAGCTCTATGACACAACCAAGAGGCTTGCGGATATGTCTTCCGGTCTTGGTGTTAGCTTTGACCGTATCGCATTGGCGTTTGGTCAGGTTCAGGCTCGTGGTTGGCTAGATGGCAAGGAGCTTCGTCAGATTGCCTATGCCGGTATTCCTCTGCTTGAAAAGTTATCAGAGTTCTACTCTAAGCAAGAGGGGCGAAATGTCTCAACATCAGAGATTAAGACCAGAATTTCAAGCCGAGATGTTAGCTTTGATGACGTAAAGTCTATCTTCTGGCAGATGACTGATGCAGGTGGTCAGTTCTATAATATGCAGCAGGTTCTGAGTGAGACTTTGCTCGGACGCTACAATAAACTGAAGGATGCCTGGGAAATCATGCTTGCCGACTTTGCTAACGGTAAGAATGTTATAGGTGGAACCTTCAAGGGCATACTTGATGTTGTTACCAATCTCGTGCAGCAGATTCACGTCTTGGGTCCTGCTATGGTTGCTGCATTCGCCGGGCCGGCTCTTATGCGTGGAGTTAAGATCCTGGAAGGCGGCATTGGAAAGAGAATACTGAACTCAAAGGGGAATATTGCGAAAGAAGCAGAACTTAAGCTCTTGCGTGGTGAGAAAATAACTCCTGTAGAGAAACAGATTCTTCAGTATAAAAATCAGATTCGAATTCAGGATATCCAGGCACTCGCAAAGGCAAATGCGATAACAAAAGCTGAACTAAGACGCTTGTATGTTACCGGTCAGATAACCAAGGAGATGTACAAGCAAGGTATGGCTCTCACCAAACAGGAGGGTCAGGTAAACAGAATCTCCCTTGGTGGATTTCTGAAGGGATTGGCTAGCCCTAGCAAATGGGGAGCAGCAGGAGGCTTGCTTCTCGGAGGCTTGAAGTCCGGATTCAGTTCTATCATCGGTTTTCTTGGTGGTCTTCCAGGAATAGCTATATCTGCCGGATCTGCAATCTTTGCATACTACTGGCAGAAGCATCAGCAGCTGAAACAGGATATGGAGACTACGGCTGACGAACTGAAAGACAGGTACACTCAGATCGGCGAGTTCCTTCGCGATAACGATGCAGATAAAGCCATTAAGGACGGCGATGAGAAAGAGATAGAAAACCTCATTGACGCATATAAGGAAAAGCTTAAGGAGATTGCTCCTGAAAAGGAGAATGCTTTCACTATGAGCCTTCTCGAAAAGAAATCGAATGAGGACAGACTTAAGTATCTCAAAGAACAGCTCATTCTTCTCAAGCAGGTTGAGGAGAGTACTCAGAAATCTCTTTCGGACGAGGGTACATACAAGGGATTCGACGAGAAGCTGTCTTCTGCAAAGGAGATAGCAGAAGCATTCTCTTCAGCATCCGCAAAGGCGAATATGATTAATGCCACCCAATCCGACTTCGCTAGCTTCAACTCCTGGGAGGAAAAGTATAAGGATGAGGTGAAAGCCATGCGCGATTATCTCATTGATGAGCTTGGAGATATTAGCAACAGCCCGAAGTTGCAGGGTAAGGCTAACCAGATTCTTTCGTCATTCTTTGCAAAGCAGGGATGGAACCAGGATGTTTCTGATCAGTTCCGTGCTGACGTTCTTAATGCGATGGGTGTTGAAACTGGCTTCTACGAGAATAAATTCAAGGATGCTCTCGATAACGCAGTAAACACTTCGTTTCCTTGGATTGGTGACAAGATTCGCAACAACCAGGAATTGACAGATGCAGAGAAGGTCCAGGTTTCAAACATGATGAAAGATGCTGCGGCTCAGGTTCAGAAAGACTATCCTTTTGCATCAGACGCATTGAAGCGAATGCTTGCGGCTGATAGATTCGAGGCTGTCATTCATCTCGTATTCAGGAACGATGACTCGGATCTCACTCAGCAGCTCGAAAAGAATCTCAAGGGTAGTGGTTACGACTACCATGAGAAGAACAAGTACGTCAAGAGTTGGGGAAAGGATGCCGGAGACGACTACGATAAAGCAAAGAGCAACGCAGAGTCGGACATTACTGCTGCCAAAAAGGAACTCAACACCAGAAAGAAGATGCTTGCGCTGGGCAATCTTTCTCTCGATGAGTTTACACAGAAGCAGAAGGAGTACGAACTTAAGATGCAGGCTTATCATGATAACTGGGGCGAATGGTTTACTGGTGACGACAAGAAGAAAAACAAGAAAACCGGTGGCCGTAGGTCAACAGGCGCGCAGACAGATAAGGCTCTTGAAGATTTGAGGAAGCGCATCGACTTATACAAGAAGATGTATGCTGAAATCAAGAAGTTTAAGGAGCTTTATGGAGAAGGTGCTCTTGGTCAGCTTGCTAATGACGGAGAGTTTGAGGTTATATTCAATGATAAAAAGAGGTTCCCTATCTCCGACTACACCAATTATGAGACCTCTATCAAAGAACTCTTGAAGACTCTCCCGGCCTCAACAAGGGAGAGATTGGACTATGCTGCAAACGAGAAGGCTGGCATTCAAACTGAAAACCGAAAACTTCTCGAAGACCAGCGCAGAGACGAACTGAATGTACTCAATAAGCAGCTTGATACTATATCTGAGCAGTATGAGACATACAAGAAGATATATGAGCTGACAGGAAACAAGAAGGGTTCAGAGAACATAGCTTTCGGAGGAACTGTTCAGTTTGATACATACAAGAGGTTCCTGGAGGAGCAGCTCGATATTGCGGTAAAGCACGACAACATTCAGTCCGGCCTTAACTTGACTACGGACGAGGTTAAGGGAATGAGTCTTGAAAATGTCAAGGATAAGTATGGCGAGGAGACTCGTGTTTACGATATCCGCAAGAAACTGGAAGATGAGAACAACAAGATCAAGAAGGAGACCATCGACCTGATGGCTAGTCTTATTGAAAAGAATGCAACCATCGCACAACAGATTGAGGATGAAAACCGCAAATACGAGAGACAGCTTGAGCTCATCAAGGGCATCGAAGACCCGAAGATGAGAGATAGAGCCAAGGCCGGAGCCACAAAAACTCACAACGAGAATGTGGCAAAGCTTCAGTTCGAGCAGTTCAAGCAGGAATCTGATTGGGTTGCTATCTTTGATGACCTCGATAGGGTTTCTTCCGCTACAATCGACTCAATGATTGAGAAGATTGACCAGTTCTCAATGACTACCGGTTTGTCTGTAGAATCTATCAAACAGTTGAGGGACGCTTTGGATAAGCTCAGAAATGAGCAGATTAGCAGAAACCCGTTCGGCTTCATCTTCGGAGGGGTGAATCGCGGTAAGGCTATCGGAAAGTTCATAAATGAGCGTCTTGGCGGCATGGATGATACCGCGAAGATATTCGTCAGCAAGGAGGAGGCTTCGAGACTCGGAATCGCTGGCGGCGTAAGAACCAAGGCGAGCCTGAAGAATGATCAGCAGTCAGCATACGCAGACTCGTCTAAGGCCATTTCTGAACTTGCGACGAAGATACAGGCGCTCAGCACGGTTCTTGACCCGGTAATCAATCTATTCAAGGCTATGGGCGAAGAGGATTCAATCCTTGGCCAAATTGTAGGTGGAGCATCAGGCGCATTCTCTTCGGCAGCAAGTACAGCCGGGGCTTTTGATACCCTCGGCAAAATGAAGGGTCTCGGGTTCCTCAAAGGTGCTGGTCCATACGCAGCAGCCGCTTCCGCAGCGTTGAGCATTGGCGGCTCGCTCATCAAGGCGTTCGGTGCAGACTACAGCAGCTACAACAAGGCGAAGGCTGAGTACGACAACCTGACCTCAATTTGGGATTCTCTCATCTCCAAGAAGACTGAGTACATGAACATCCATTGGGGTACAGAGGCTACAGAGGCATCCAAGGAAGCCCAGGAAATGCTTAAGGCGGAGATTGAGCAGACTAAGGTTATCGCGCAGAAGAGGCTCAATGCCGGTGCGTCAGCTGGCTCCCACTCTATCAAATATAGAATGTGGAAGGGTTCCTATAAGTACAATGGTCAGAACTGGCGTGATGTTGCCGGAGAAATCTCTTCGAAGTACGGAGTCCAGTTCAACGGAATGGAAGACATGCTCAACATGAACGCTGATACATTGTCGAAGATTAAGAAGGATTACACTGGCCTTTGGGCTAACATGGACTCAGATTTCAGAGATTACCTGGAAAAGCTCATTCAGTATGGCGAGAAGGCCGATGACATAATTGAGGCTCTTACAGAGAAACTGACCGGTAACAAGTTCTCTGACTTGGTGTCTTCCTGGGGCGACGCAATGTCAACTATGGCCAATGGGTATGAAGACTTGGTGGATGGCTTTGAAGGAAAATTAAAGGACGCCATCTTGAACTCCATGATTGAGAATACATATGGAGACAAAATCAAGGCCCTTCTGAAGAAGACTCAGGGGTACGCAGAGAATGATGACAAGATTAAGGATTCCAACGGAAATGTTATTTCAGAATACACAGGAGCCGAGTATGCCGACGTAAAGAACAGCACAGATGAACTCTCAAAGCAAATCGAGGCAACGAGAGATTACCTTAAGAAAACTTACGGATGGTCAGATAATAGCAGTTCTTCTTCTAGAAATTCCATTAAGAGTATTACGGAGGAAACAGGAGACTTGATTGCCTCATACCTCAACGCAATTAGGCTCGATTGCTCTGTCATGAGAGCAGAACAAGCTAAGTATTATCCGGAGATGAGCGAGATTGCGAAGTCGCAGTTGTCTCAGCTTAATACGATTGCTCGAAATACGTTACGCAATGCGGATGCGGCCGAGAGGATTGAAAGTATATTCGTTGAGTATAACGACAACTTCAATAGAGTTCTTAACGGAACAAAATCATTGAAGATGAAGTAATAATCGGGGGCGCGGACTTATAACTGTGCCCTCTTTTGTATATTTATACATTTTTAATCGAATATCACTTGCATATTTATGCAATATTTTGTATATTTGCAATTGTAAAAAGTTGATTTAAGGTATGAAAGATTATTTCAGGATATACATGCAGAAGGAAGGCGATGGGAACGAGGTGAAGGACTCCATCGCCGACTTCGGTATGTACGTTAGCGAGAGTCCGTTCAAGCCTTGTGATTCTGTCAAGGAACCACCGAAAAGGGAGTGGCACGATGAGCATGGTGATGACGAATATATCGGAAAGGATGGACTTTATATGGCAGCCTACGAGAATAAGGTTAAGTTTATGTTCCACGGCGAGGCTTTCGGCGCTAACGAGAAATGTAAGGCTTTTATTGATTACATCCGCAAGTCAGGCATGATGAAGATGTATTGCGACTTCAATAGAATCGGAAGACAGCATGTAAGACTTAAGGATATTGATCCAAACCTATATAGGGATCCGGATAACGAGGACTTGCTAGTCCTCTCTATTACTTTCAAGTTTAACGACCCTGTTACTGATATTAAGCCGATTAAGGATACACAGGGCAATATTTCAAATTTAGTATAGCATACAGATGAGCGCTTGGAATATTTATCATAAGGATGGCTCGAAGCTGACAGACGTTAACGGAGAGCAGATAACCGTTCATGGATTGGAGTACTCTGATTCCTGGATGGGTGAGTGCTTTTTGACTATCAACTTCAAGCATGAAGTGCCTATCAACTTTCAGATAGGCGACTATATTGTCTATCGTGGCGAGCGATTCGAGCTCAACTACGAGCCGGGCAAAGATAAGCAGGCAAGACCTGACACCTACGGTGAGGGCTTCGTATATGACAGCGTAAAGTTCAATGCATTGCAGGATGAGCTTGCCAGGGCAGAGTTCCTCGATGTGGTATTGAACGATAACGAGCTTCACTACACTGCCCTGCCGAAATTCCCATTCTATGTACAGACTTTGGATGATTTGCTAGACAGAATCCAGGCATGCTTAAACGAGCAGATTGGTGCAGGTCTTTGGAAGATTTACTCCCGAAACAAGGACCGTTCCGTTCAGCGTGGAGCCCTTGAAAGTGAGTGGTTGTCGGTTTATGGTGAGAAAACCGACGATAACGTCATCGAATCGATGTCCATTACAGTGGATTCGCAGACCTGTTGGCAGGCCCTTGCGCTTGTGAACGAGAAGTGGGACATAAACTTCATCGTCAGAGGAAGAAACATATATGTCGGTACTACCGGAATACAGGCAAACCATATCTTCAAGTATGGCCTCGGTAATGGACTATATGAGATTGTTCAGAACGCTGATTCCGACCAGAGTGTCGTTACGAGATTGAGAGCTTATGGCTCCGAGAAGAATCTTCCTTCTCACTACTATGCGGACCTAGGTGTCAAGTACGTGGCGAACATCACGAAAGTCGTCGGGGCCAGCACGAATGTTACACTTGAACTGGACCTCGATTATATAGAGACATATTTCAAGAATCCGAGAAAGTATATTGTTTCTGGAGAAACTGGCGAACAGTCTTTCGGTTGGGTACTTAAGGTTACATTTGATTTCAAGACTGAGATTACCGGTTATGTAACACAGACATACGACTCTAAAAAATGTAGATTCTATTCTGAGCTGAAGGGAACACAGACTGACACCGGAGATGAGGAATCAAAGGAGAAGCTTGATGCGTTTATTGCGCAGGTCAAGGCCGGAAATACAAAGATGTATATCACGTCCGGTCTCAACAAGAAGGCTGTTCCTTCATCTATGAAGGAGTATGCAAAGAATCTTCCGAACAACATGTCCATCAACAGACTTATGTTGCCTGGATTCCCTCATGTATCGCTGAGCGATTTCTATAACTCACTCACGAATGAAGAGAAGAAGTACGTGAATCCTACCGGGAGACAGCATAAATTCTCCACAGATCCGCACAGGCCATACATCGATTCTATCAACATCGAGCAGATTGGCCTTCGTTCTGCATCACAGTTCTTTGAAACAGATGATAAGACAAATGGAGTTATTGAAATCTACCCTACTATCGAGGAGATGGAAATCGGTGGCGTACGTGTTGATGAGATTGATGAGGGTGTGGCTCCTGATGATGACGGAAGATTTGGCGATAATGAAACCGTAAAGAATGTTGATATCTATCTTAAAAAGGCTATCGACTTTGATATCAACGACTTAAAGGATGACGACTTCTCCATCTCGATGAAGGATGGTATGTGTGGCGGACGAACATTCAAGGTAGCATCCTCAACCAAGATTGATGGAAGATGGAGGCTTACTATTGAAAGAGTAAAGGACGACGCTCTTGAGCTGTGGTTCCCATACAAGGACTACCCTATCAAGAATGGCGACCATTTTGTTCTTACCGGCATCACCCTTCCTGATTCGTATGTCAATGCTGCGTCTCTGAAGCTCCTTAAATACGCCATAGCATTCATTGACAAGAACGACTACACAAGGTACGTCTATCAGCCTAAGGTTGATGAGATTTTCATGGCAAGGCAGCATGATCTTGCTGAAAAGGATACGACAGGAGTTATCAAGAGTCTTCATGATACGCTCAAAGCCGGAGACTTGATGGAGTTTGAGGATACTGACCTCAGAATTGGCGGTGTAATATCCATAGATCAGCTCACAATCAAGGAAGAAGATGGTAAGATTCCTACCTACGATATAACTCTTCGCGAGGATAAGGAGGTTGGAACTATCCAGAAGATCCAACAGCAGATATCGTCGCTCCAAAGTGGAAATGGCGGAACAGGTGCAGGCTTGACAACTACACAGGTCAAGAATCAGGTTGCGACAGAGGGAAGTAAGCACTTCATCTCAAAGATAAACGATGACACCGCAAAAGGAACTATCACTTGGGAAAAGGTGCAGAAGTTCTTGCAGGGATTGCTTGTCGGTGGAGGCTCGTGGACTCCAGATGCAGAAGGTCGTTCGCACCTCATCACAGATTACTTGGAGGTAAGAATGAAGGCTATCTTCGAGGAGCTGGTTATCAATAAAACATCCACCATTGGCGGTAAGGAGATAATCTCTCCTGCTGGCGGTGTGGTGGCTCATAAGGTAGAAGAGGTTACTGTGACATATAATAATGTGTCACAGAAGGCTTATCGTTGCTATTTCTTAGCAGAGCAGGATGGTGATGAG